TAACGGTAACACGGCTGTTGTTCACACGGCCAACTTTGATAATGTTTACAAGAGCCGCGAAAACCTCTTGAACACGCCTTACGACGAACAAGATGTTTACGCTGCACGCAGGGATTGTCTTAACACCCCTTGGGATGGGACGGAATGCGCTCCGTAATGGGGATTTCTCATGACACTGTATAACGATTACGGTTGGACACCAGACGATAACGAAGCTCAAATCCTAACGAAGCCGAAGGAAGAATTGACGGTTGACGATGTAATTAGCATGATTACAAAGAGCCAGTTGGACGAAACGTATCAGCAAGGTGTCAACGAAGGTTTTCGCCTCGCGCAACAAAAGCCAACTGACCCCATGCAAATTATGCTTGCCATGCAGATGGCAAACATGCAGCCGAAGCGCGATACACAGACATCTTGGCTGGTCGTTCTCTTTGCAATCTGCCTACTGATGGGTGTGGCGTACTACACGGGCGCACTTGACAAGGCGTTGAGCGTTATCAACAACTGGGGCGTGTCAGAGCCGATAAACGGAACGGGCGACCAATCCGCGCCCATCGGAGGCGATGTGCAGTCAGAGGCGCAAAGCAGCTATGCTGGTGACACCGGCGACTTCGATTACTACGACTCGCTCATCGCCTACTTCGCTGCCAAAGATGGTCGGTTTGACCCTCGAATTATGCGCGGGATTATTGGGGTTGAATCAACGGGCATCCGCTATGGAGACCCGTTCAACCCCAATGCCTACAACGCAACGTCGGCGGCGGCTGGTATGTGCCAATTTATGCCGGAGATGCAGGCTAAATATGGCATTACCAATCCATACGACCCCGTACAACTACTTCCGGCGTGTGCAGACTTTATCGGAGACATCAACGGGTTGCCTATTGTGCAGAAAGACGTGCCAGAAAACATCATCAAGGTGTTTTATCACGGTCAACCACGCGCAACGTGCGGGAATGCGCTCTGCGCGGACACGGGTGAGGATTTGGTGTACTATGAACGCTGGCACAAGCACGATAATCTATTCAAAGGTTATCCAGAACGATTTGGCTGGATAGTCATGCCCTACGCAGATGACACAGGCAAGTTTGTAGACGCTGGCTTTCATGGCAGCGTGGCTGGCTGGTGGGGCAGAGACACAGCATCATCAGGCATGTGTGGAGCCAAGCTGGTTTCGCCTATCACAGGATGGGTGGTATATGCTGGCACCGACGGTTACATCGGCCCATATGCCATAGACGGTGACGGTGATGGCAAGAAAGACGAAAACCCACTTATCATCATTCAGGCTGGGGCCATGAAAGTCAAGATGATGCACGGTGATTACAGCGTCAAGGTTGGCGACTACGTGACGGCTGGTGTGACAGAAGTTGGCGCAGAAAACAAGACCGGCAACACGGTACCCAACGCAACGTACCAATGTCACACACACATCATCCTTGAGCTAGATAATAAAGTGGTTGATTTCGAGCAGTATGTAATGCAGTAATACAGTCTATATGTGGCATATTTAACAGGACAGGGGCTAGATTTAGCCCCTTTTTTGTTGTACAATACCTATTATGCAAAACGATACATTCCTCATAGTTGATTTCACAAATATTGTCCGGCGTGCGATTTACACGTCATGGGACACCGCTTTCTCGATGACAAGTCGCTTAATACACGCGGTTAACCCGTCACATCTGCTTCTCGCATACGATAATGGTGAACACAATTGGCGCAGTGACATACTACCAGATTACAAAGGCACACGCGCAGATAAAGACGAAGCGACCAAAGCGTTGATGCCGATTATCAGAACGGCAATTGAGCAATCCATGCTACCAATTGTGTCGTGTCCAGAAGCAGACGATGCCATTGCTTATTATGCCGAAGCGTCCAAAATGCCAGTAATTGTTGCAAGTCAGGACAAAGACCTTTGGGCATTAGCAAGTGATAATGTTAGCATCTTATGGTGGAAACAATCGTTTGCAACGGATACAATCTTAACCCCCAAAGACATAGCAGATAAACTTGTTCACCCATCTCTTATACGAGACTACAAGGCGTTGAGCGGAGATGCGGGCGACAATATTCCGGGTGTAGCTGGCATCGGGAATGTGAGAGCGACAGCCTTGCTCAGTGAATATGGTTCAATAGCGGGAGTCTACAATAATTTGGAAAAAATAGGCGGCTCACTAGCTAGAAAGCTGGCTAGTGGGCGCGAGTCAGCACGTATTTCTTGGCAAGTTGCTGGATTTCGCCGCCCGCAAGAATGTTTCAGAGAAGTGTCTGCATTTTCAGTCAATCACCTTGACTTGCAGGCAGAACTCAATTATGCACGAGGAGTAGCTAGGATATATGCAGACAAAGCAGGGGTGTAAGAAGAAGTTGTGGCTTTATTTGGTGGTGGAAATCGAAAACCCAAAGAACATTCGTGGAACTGACTACCTCGATACTGGAAAACTCGTCGAAGAAATAAGAGGCTTGACGTTGGCGGAGCGCGTGGAAGTGACTAACAAATCGCTGACCCTGTACCAACCATGACCCCCACATATTGCGGTTAACATAACAAGCACGTCAAACCCTTGGTGTTCCATCGTGTATGATGTTTATCACATCAAATTCAGGAGTTTGACCATGCAACATACATTAAGTACCGCAATCGGAAACCGCGCACTACAAGAGTTCCAATTTTACGACAAATATTCTCGCTTCAATCATGAGCTAGGCCGCAGAGAGACGTGGGCAGAAATGGTTCTGCGAGTTGTTGGGTATCTGCGCGAGTTATCGGGCAACGTCTTGGGGGAGGACGTGTATCAGGAAATCGCCTCGCATTTCTCCACCCTCCAAGCCTACCCGTCTATGCGTCTCGTGTCCTCGGCTGGCGAAGCGGCGAGACGTAACAACATCTCCATATACAACTGTTCATACGTCGCAGTAAGTACCATCAATGCTTTCGTCGAAAATTTAATCATCTCCATGTCTGGATGCGGCCTCGGCTTCTCTGTCGAACGCCGATATGTAGACCAATTGCCAGTGGTTATCCCGCAAACAGGCACAGTGAGGCCAACATTGGTTGTGGATGATTCAACTGAGGGGTGGGCCAACGCACTCAGGGTAGGTCTTGACGCTTGGTTCCACGGCGATGATATTGCGTTCGACACCGACCACATACGGCCAGCAGGTTCCGTATTGCATGTGAAAGGTGGGCGGGCTAGTGGCCCAGAGCCATTGCGCCGCCTGTTGAAGTTTGCACGAGAGAAAATACTGTCGCGCCAAGGGGGAAAGCTGTCACCGCTCGACTGTCATGACCTCATGTGCCAAGTTGGTTTGTGCGTCATATCTGGGGGTGTGAGACGTACCGCGCTAATCAGTCTGTTCGATTTCGATGATTATGAAATGCGAACCTGCAAGGATGATGGTAACATAGAGGGAAACGAACAGAGATGGTACGCCAACAACTCGGCCGTGGTAGAAGGCGAGTTGAACACAGACGAAATCCGCCAACTAATGCGCGGGATGCACGAGTCTAACCGGGGGGAGCCGGGTATTATGTCACGCTACGCAGCCCTCCAGACAATCCCAGACCGCCGTGAAGCTGCGGACTTCGGCCTGAACCCTTGTGGTGAAATTTTTTTGCGTGATGGCTCTTTCTGCAATCTATCTGCGGCCGTTGCGCGGCGTGGCGACACAATGGAAACGCTTGCTAAAAAGGTTAGGGTTGCCTCAATTATCGGAACAATCCAGTCAACTGCAACCGACTTCCACGCCTTGGGGCAAAGAGCCTCTCTATGGCAGCAAAATGCCGTCGAGGAGCGATTATTGGGGGTTGACATCAATGGACAGCTTGACACACCGTTGCTTCGTAACGAAGCGAATTTGAGGCGTTTGAGGGAGATTGCGGTTGACACCAACGTTGAATTTGCAAGCAGATTAGGAATACGTCCATCTGTAGCAGTCACATGCGTCAAGCCGTCGGGAAACTCGTCAATCTTAGCCGACTCATCAAGTGGCATACACCCGCGCTGGTCTCCGTTTTACCGCAGAAATGTGCGGATAGACGCATCATCGCCACTAAAGCACCTATTTGATTTCTACGGGTTCCCATTGAGTCCAGAGAACGGCCAGACCAGCGAAAATGCCAACACATGGGTTGCGGCGTTTCCTGTCAAGGCACCAGATGGTGCTATTTGCCGACAGGATGTTGACGCAATTTGGCAGCTTGATAACTGGCGACGTGTTAAAGAGAACTACACCGAGCATAACCCGTCCGCGACAATCACGTATACTGAAAATGAGTTGCCACGCATCGTAGATTGGCTGGCCGAAAACCAAAGAATTGTTGGTGGTCTAACATTTTTGCCACGTAGCAACGCTTCGTATGCTCAAATGCCTTACGAGGAGATTACAGAGAGCGAGTACAACCGTATGGTCAAAGAGCTTGTTCAGGTTGATTATCGTGACCTGGCTTACTTCGAGCAATCAGACATGACAACAGGCTCTCAAGAGTTGGCTTGCATGTCTGGTACGTGCGAAATCTAATTTCTTTTTTCGGGGGGGGAGTTATGCCTGATTTTACATTGACCTATATTGGGCCAAAGAGGAAAAAGTTGTTTTTCCGCTCACGGTTCGAGAGCCAACTGAAAAAGTTATACGATGACACGGGTAATACCATCAAAAAGAAGATGGAAGAACCTTTCGGCACCGCAGACCACGGCTTGCCAAATATAGACACAAAGTTGACTGATGAAGGCGTTGAGGTGTCAACAACCGATGAAAGATGGGTGTATAATGCTCTAGGTACCAGCTTGAGGTGGGCGGTTATGTCAAGTGACTTCTCGCCCAAAACAACGCCTAATTCATTGAATGCCAGCAGGGGCAGCGGGAGAACGGTTATACGGGGGCGCATGGCAATGATACGGAAGGGGATGTCGCCACGACCGGGGATTGAGGCACGAAATTGGCACGTCATTATCGCACAAGACGTAGATAGCGACTTTAAGAAGCAGTATAAGTCGCTACTGCTCAAAACATTATGGGTTTGATTAAGTAATGACGTTAGAAAAAGTTAAGAAAATTATTGAACTAATACTCGTTTTACTCAGCAACACGGCAAATGGGGCTTATATTGGGGTGCGCGTGGTACCACCTGGGGTGATGGCACTAACATGGTATCGCCAATTAAGGGATACGTCTATTCCACCAGAAATACAAGTCTACGCCGACAATCACGGGTTTCATACCAACGCCACCTTGCTCGTGCAGATAGCGGACGGGGAATTACAGGTGTATGATGCCATCCCTGTCAAAACAACGACTGGCGTAGTAACCGCACTTCGAGATAAGGACAGTTACTACGCCGAGCGTGTTAGTCACGACGATGAATTGTTGGCGGACTAGAACCGCGAGAGTTCATGGTTTGTGGCTGACGACCTGCAAGTTGCCCGACCCGTATCTTGGATAGGTCGGGCCTTTTGTTACCCCACACTTCTGATGCCCATCCAGAGAAATTGTGACGGTTCGGGTTCATCGGCAACCAATCAGTAACGGCCGGAAACGTGGTGTTGTTTGCAGAGTAAATCGCCCATGTCAAAGAACTAACAACCATTGTCCAGTAATACGGCATGTATAGGGACATGACTTCTTCCAGCAAGGCGGACACGATGCTCATGATTGCAGACAGTATTTGCGCTGGCGAACGTATGAATGCGCGTAATTCTTTGAACGAGAATGTTGGCGCAAAGTACAGCAGGTTCGTGTACATATCAAATGCTGAGAGCGCAACGATAGCTGTCAAGAGTAAGTTCCGTTGAACCCTGTCCTTCTCGCTTGTCAGGGACATATACTTGTAATACAACACTGTTGGCCCGAACTGGATGACGGCAGCCAAAATCCAATAGAACGTGGCTGGGATTACGATGTCCATTGTTCCTTCTGGGGCGGCTTGACCCACGATTGGCGGCACATCAATTGATTCCAAATCTAGCATGAATGTATCCGCATAGACAAGATATGTATGCAATGACGTTTTCGTAAACATTTCACGTACAACAATTGTCGTTGTGAAATACGACATCATAATCATGATAGTCATCCCAAGCGCAAACAACGCCCCGAATATGACATAAACAAAATTGATAACAGTTGAAAATGAGCCTGTGTGGCGTGGCTTCACTTTAGGTTCTGCGCTTCGACGTGGCGCAACACGGTCTTGAGTTTGATTCATAGCAATACCTTTACACAGCGTGGGCTAAATCACGCACTTACCCTAACTACCTTCTTCTTTGATGCCTAGCTCCCGATTTACCAGCCAGTCTATCATTGCGACCATGCTCTTGTTACGGAGTGCCGCTAATTCCTTCAACTTTGCCAGCGTACCTACCCAAATGCCTGTGTGTGTACGCTTCTGGCCTGCTCGCCGTTTTCGTGTCATAGTGTCTCGTATTGTATAACATTGTGCGGCCTTCTGTGAATATGACTATAGTCCTGCTATTGGGGTATATAGGAAAGTTGACAGACCCACACAGGGATATAACCTACTGATTAGGTGGTCACAGCCCATTGTGGAGGACGTTTATGTACAAATTTGACGGGAAAGAGTATAAGGACGCACAAGATGTGCGAGAAGCGGTCAAGGCGACCGGAAAGAAAGCCTCCGTATGGACGGCTACCACATTTGCAGAACTCGAAGCAGCCATTGCTGCACAAGAGCAGATGGCCTATTTCCAAACATTAGCCGATAAATTCGCGTTTATTCAAGAGAATATATCATACATGACAGAGAACGCGGAGGAAATGCAAGACATGACCGCCGCACTCGCTAGTGAGTACGCAATCTTGGTAAAGCAACCACCTACAACCAAAGGGTTTCTAGCGAGCATCGTTGAGCGGTACAACAAGATGGTAGGTGCGGTTGCAGGAAACATCTCTGGTGGGGTAGAAGCCAAACAAATCAAGCATCAAGACTTTCTGGTTTTTAAGGACGCAAATGACGAGTGGCGGTGGTTAGGCGTAGTCACAAACAAGTTTCAAGACCGTGACGAAGAAATCCTAACCGATGCCGCCCACAAAGAGTTTTGTGCGTTCCTTGATGCACACCCAGAACACGCTCCCGTCCTGATGCTCTGGCATACGCCGGGGACGGAGCGCAAAAATCGTGCTGACTTTTGGGACTATGCCGACGGTTTCTTTGTCTACTCAGGTGTTCTCACCGACGAAGAAGCCGAGTCCTATAAATCATCCGATGATGGCACGCCTCTTGGCATGTCTCACGGGTTTTACCCATTACAAAAAAATGGGAAATACATATCCCAATATCGTACATTTGAGGTGAGCGAACTGCCACTTGAAAATGCAGCCAACCCATACACCTTGTACGAAATTAGAAAAGAACAGGAGAATCGTATGGCCGAGAAAACGTTTGCACCTCAAAAACGCGCATTCCTTGCCAGTCGTCTTGGCGAGGAGAAGGTTGCCCAATTGGAAGGCAACATCGCATCCGCCAAAGAAGCCCTCGAACAAGCTGGTGTCAATTGGAAGGAATTGCTCGCCCCAGACATTGACGATGCGGAAGGCGCGGAACCCCAAACAGAGCAGGCTGCCTCCGAGGTAAAGGAAGAACCCGAACCTCAAGCAGACACCCAAGCGGAAGCACAACCAGAAGCACAACCAGAACAGCAGGCCGAGGCAAAGGAAGCTGATGCTACAGCCGTAGTGAATGCCGAAGCTATTGTCAAAGCCGTGGTCGAGACAATGAACCTTGAAGGCTTGCAGGCCGCGCTTGCTTCGTTTGACGACCGCATCAAGGCATTGCAGCCCCTTCTAGCACAGGTGGCCGAACTGAAAGATGCCGTCGCTGTCCTTCGGCAGTCCGATGACGAGAAAATCGTCAAAGCTCTGTCTCCTGCAAAACCATTCGCATGGATGAGTGCCACAGCACCAGCAGCTTCCAAGGAAGCGGCGAGTGCCGCCGATGTAGAAGTTATCGAAAATGCAGCGAAAGACATTGCTGCTACAAAAGCCGCCAGAGTGCCACAGAATCAAAGCTGGATGTCTGGTTTCTCGCATCAATAAGGCTATTAGCCAATTAAGGGAGTATAAGAATGAGTACGATATTGGAACAATTGGCACGCGAACTCGCAGCGAGCCAGAAACACGCGACACCTGCTGGGTCTCACCAAGGGCCGATGGTCGCTGGAACGGGTGGCTTGTTTGGTCATGGATGCGCGGAACGCGACATTATTAGCTCGCGTATGCAGCCGTCCGGGTTGGCCTCAATGCTGCCCACAGACCCAACAATTTATGATTACCCGCTTTATGAGTATGTCACTGGTTTCACCGCGCCAGTAGGCAATCAAGGTGGCGCAGCCTGTGATGATGGCCCCGTCGCTGGTGCCATGAAAGCCTGTACGCAAACAGCACAGCTAGGCGTGTACAAGTTCATGACCCGCGAGTTGGACATCTCCAAGGTAGGCCATGCCTCTTGCCGTAGCGAAATGTTTGACCACCGCGTTTTGAATGACCCGTTGGTAGAACAGCTTGCTGGCATTTTCCCGACCCTTCCTAATCAAGATGCTGTCATGGCTGGCCGTGAAGTGCTGGCTCGGATTCTCATGGTTGGCGTTGCCTTTCAAGACGAACTGGCTCGGCAACTTTATGTAGGCTCCGGTGCCGGCAACGAGTTTGCTGGCTTGGAAATGCTGGTATCAAGCACCAAATGGGATGCACGCACTGGCAAAGATTGCCCGTCACTGGCTAGTGATATTCGCAACATGAATTACGCCTGCTTGGGTTCGGTGGGCGGTGGCGATGCAGTCGTTCGCACCCTAACCTCCATGTGGCGCAACCTTAACAACAATGCCAGCAAGATGAATTTCGGCCAGACACGTTGGGTTATTGTCATGCGTACCCAATTGTTCCACGAAATCACCGATATTTGGCCTTGCATGTATATGTCTCAAGGGTGCATGTCCCCAAGCCCAAACGTCACCTTTAACGTTGACACCGGCGACCAGATTAACCTGCGCGACAGTATGCGTAACGAGAAGTACCTGATTATTGACGGTCAGCGCGTCCAGGTCGTAACAGACGACGCTTTGGAAGAAGAAGTAGTCGGGAACGGCCGTTTTGCGTCTGACATCTACATCCTGCCCTTGACCGTTCGTGGCGGTGTGCAAGTCCTGTATTGGGAGTATTTCGACTATTCACGCGGAACCAACCAAGCTATTCGTGACGGGAACTTGCAAAGCGACTTCTGGACTGACGACGGCCGTTATCTATGGCACAAGAAACCACCGAAGAACTGGTGTGTGCAGTGGATTAGCAAGATTGAGCCTCGGCTGATTCTGCTGACCCCGCATCTCGCTGGCCGCATCCAGAGCATCTGCTACAGCCCGGACAAGCACTTCCGCGATGTCTACCATGACCAACCCTATTACGTCAATGGTGGTGTAACCGAAGGTTATTCCGCCCCGTCATACTACGACTTCGCCAGCCCTCCTAGTTGGGTAACACCGTAGTCGCAGATAATAAAGAGGGGGTCTTGCGACCCCCTTTTTTTTGTCATAAATTACTGATGTCTGCGCTGATAAACGCGAGACAAACACCCCGAAGCAACTTGTTATTCACATAAAACAACAAACCTAGAAATATGCCCACCCAAACGGACGTGCATTTTCGGCACCTCAACACTCGCTTGAAAAACGTCTGGTCGCTATCGTCAATGTAGGCGAAATCCCCGTCATCAAAATAGACATAGCCTGCCCACTTTCTTAATGGGAGAAAGATTCTGTCATACAAGATGATGCTTGTAATTGCATGGTTTGCGACGATTGCCAGAATCACATCTAGTATCATTGTGATGCCAGATACGTCTCAAGCGTAGCGACAGCCGTCGAACGCAGAGAGCCTGATTCTTTTTCAAGTTTCAATGCGCTACGCACGTTATCAACCGTAGCCTCGCCAGCCGCCAGAACACGCTTAATCTCCGCCACCGTCATATTCGTCACATCAGCCAATGGCGATACTTCTTCGACGGGTGCATCTGTGACACCCACTGCCTCATCATCCTGAACCTCTACCAATGGTTCAGCTTGCACAACTGGCTGCGCTACGGGCTGGCTAACGAAGTTCGGGTCACGATAGACGAACTTATCGAACAGTACTTGATTACGCACGGTACGCCGCACAAGAATATCCGCATCAATCGGCGTGACCATGTGTGGCTCAAGGCCAACCTCACGCACGCAGTCAACAGACAGCGCGTTTGGGCCGGGGCAGGCTGCGAAGTTGTAAGACTTCTCTTGACCGGGGTACGGCCTCTTTGTGCGCTCTGTGCCGATGAAGCGAATGTAAGTATGCCCGTGTACGAGCCGAACGCTGCTCGGCACTTGGGCGACTGTTTTGTTGCTACTCAAGGCGTTATTACCGCCACAGGTGTTGCATGTCCTCATCTTTTTTTCTCCACTTAGGTACTCCTGCCAAGCTACGGCAAGATGCCTCTTGACAGACTCGCGTGCCTGTGTATTGTCGCGCCGCGTGCCTGTGTGCATACGATAGTAAAACGTGGGGGTACGCAAGGCAACCGCACACGTATTTGTCAATGCGTTTGTTCGTATCTCAAAATCCCAATCTTCCCAAGTTTCAAGCTCGTTATTAAAACCCCCAGATTGAATCACGCACTGGCGCGGGATAAGCGTTGTTACAGGCCGCACGGGCTTTACCAAGCTGGTCTTTTGAATGTCGTCGCCATAATACGTGTCAAGCACGGGGAACATCACGGCTTCGTCTAACCTTTCTCCAATAAAATCATGATAATGTTGTGCGTGCTTACGCGCAACACCAAGCGCATCAACGTTTCCTTTTGACATCTTCTCGAAAACCGCCGCACTTCCAAGATAGCAACCATACACCATGACCGGCTTTTCGTCTGTCGTCGCAGCGAGCATATTCGCTAAAGCGTCAGGGAGAAGGAAGTCATCAGCGTCGAGGTAGAGGATGTATTTACCTTTTGCGAACCAAGCACCCGCATTACGGGCTGCGCCCACACCAATCGGGCTGCTGTAATCTGAACGGTTAACAATTCGGGCATAGGGCGCACCAGCTATAGATGACACATGAGAGTGTGTGTCATTCACGACAATAGCCTCCCAATTGTGACACCCTATCTGTGCAACAATGCTATCAAGTGCATCTAAGAGATATGGCCTGTGATGCTCGGCAACGGGAATGACAACAGATACGTCAGGCGTTATATAGGATTGTATATGTAGCGTTTCAGTGTTTGTCTGCGCCCCAAACGGAATATCTCTCCCACCACCGCCATGCCAAGGGAGCCAGTATTTCCATCCACTGTCACGCTTGCCTGTTTCGCGGAACATCGCTTGGGTCTTGGATGCGTCATGGACACGATAGCGCACCACAGGGTCGTTGGTGGCTAGTCCTGCCACGAAACCGAATGATGTTGCCATAGACCAGAAATGAGCATCCTCCCCGCGTGCGAACCGCTCCCGATAACCACCAACGCGCTCCCACACTTCGCGCCGATACATGGAGCAATAAGGAAGGCAATTCCCGCCCGATACCTGTTGCCGCCAATTGAACCCTGACGGCCATTCGTTAACTTGACCGTTGACCTCCAGCTTGCCATACGCAATATGCAGGTCTGGAGATTCATCAAGAGCTTGTTCAAGTTTTCTTGCGGCATCTGGAAGCAAGACATCATCGCCATCAAGAGGCAGGATGTAACGCCCAGTAGACAGCTTGGCAGCAAGATTTCGCGCATAGGCAACATCGGAGTTTGTTGGCGTTTTCGCCAAAATTACACGCTTGTTGTCGGCGTACTGCTGCAATATGACGGGGGTTTCATCGGTACTGCAATCGTCCACCACAACAACCTCCGCACCATCAAATGAAAGAGCCGAATCCACCGAATCTTTGATATATGCGGCGTTGTTATAGGTCGGGATAACGATTGAAACACGCTGCGGATTGTTGTGTATTTTGTAAGCGTCCTCAAACACAGAGGCGTATTCACCGACGCGGGATTTCCATTGGTAGCTTGCCTCCACAATCTTACGCGCACCTTCACCAAGTTCGTCCCGTTTGCTGATGGCTAAACGCACAGCAGCCTCTAATGCACGCATATCACCATAAGGTACCGTGTAGCCGTTTACGCCGTTGACGACGAGTTCTTCTAATGCGCCAGCACGCCAGCCAACAACCGGAACACCACTAGCCATTGCCTCTAATGCCCCAATGTCCCCTGTTTCGATAACAAGTGACAAGTAAAGCAAGGATGAAGCCACTTCGTCTTTATGGTCGGCATACGGCTTGGGGCCACAACTGATGATGTTTTGAGAGTTGATGTCTGGAAGCGACATCTTGTATTGCAAATCAGGTGTTATCCGTGCAAGCTCTAAAGCATGTCGAGGGTCACAAACTTTGTCAACGCGATACTTGGAAAACGCGAAAATGCGCCCATCATTGGTTGGGCTAACATTCCATTCGTCCAGTTCTACGCCATGTGGAATAACACGAACATCACCCCAAAAACCACGCCCCAACGAACGAGCGACGAACGCGCTCGGAACCGTTGTGATGGTTGCGCGTCGCAACGTTTGCTTGATAGCTCTGTTCGCGGATTCCTCATAATCGCCCCAATCATAATCTGACCAATAAAGGCCGTGATTGGACGACACGTAGGCACCGTTGAAGTGTGCCACCCTGACACCGTGAGGATTGGCAACATCTGCCGTTTCTATGTCGTGTGTAAGCTCATGACCATATTCAGGCAAGTGCCGCTTGAGTGCGGCCAAGACGCGGGGGATACCCCCAACACTGTCCGCATCAAACTCGTCAGTGTAAATCTTCAACAACTGTCTCCCTCTTTATATAGAACACCCAGAGCAACAACGTCTTGAAAAGCATCCAGAGACCTCGTTTACGCTTGTCAATTCGGCGGTAAATCATTATCCCGTTAACGATATAGAGGCTTACCACAATAATCAACAGCAAGGGTGTTAGGGTTGTAAATAATCCACTCATTTCTTTCGCTTAATAACCTTTCGTAACTAACACGAGAAACAAATACATTGCGGTCGCAAAAGCCCATCAACCATTCTGTGTCTGCAACCACGCCTATCTCGTGGGGTCGCATCGCACATTCGGCATTGACGCATTGTACCATGACAACGTGTTGGTATGCCACACAGAACCGAGACACAATTTGGTGCGCGTGTTGATTGCACACAATCATCTCGACAAGCCCTGATTCTTGCAAGTGCCGTTGCAAAGCCGATGCAACGCGAACTGACATATCCGTTTTCAAAGATGAAAAGTCAACGTCGAGATAGTATCCAATTATCAAATCGGAACACCTACGTTTTCAACAACGGCACGGTTGTATTCAACACCATCAACAACCAAGCTATTTGGGAGTGCATGTACCCGACTGTCGTTTTGCAAGCCCTTAATCTCGAATCGGTGAGATGACTTCAAATGCGGGTTACGCAATATCGTCGCGTAATAGGTATTCCCCCCAGACCAAACAAGTTTCAACATAACTTAATCCAATCCCAGATGTTCTGGGTACTCAGTAATTAGATGGGCGATGACTTCATCGTAATTCTCGATAACAGACCGCATTGTACGCCGCTCGCGCTTGATAGTTTTTGGTGCCAAAGACACAACTTCAAGTCCAATAAATTCCTGAACAACATTCATGGTGGAATCGAATGAATCGCGCAACTGCTCATACGTTATGTACAAGACATTCTTTGCGTCACGAAAGATATGGTTTTTATGTCTCCATGACCTTTGCTGCGCCTTAAAGTCCCGCTCTACAGCCAATGGGTCTAGTACAAGTGTTCCTTGATGCACATGAACGGCTTTGTCTACCGTATCTATCCAACTCTTTGATTCTTCGGCGATAACTTGGGATACGTACCTTTCTAGCAGGTTCATGCGCTTAATATCTATGATAGCCAACTCGCCTCTCTCCGCACGTGTCGCCAAACACTCAGACCATAGGTACCGCCACTCTTGAGGTAGGGGTTCGCGCCTGTGTATGGCGCATCCGACAATCTGTTTTTTCCGATAAATGTTGTTGACAACCCGTTCTTTTGACCACCAACGCGCCATGCCATACATCTCCGGGTGGCAAAATGGCTCCTCCCACACGCGGTTAGTAAGGGACGGGTGTGTGGCAAGCGAACGTATGATTAGGTTCGTGCCGCTCCTTTTTTCACTTACAACTAAAAACTTGTGCATACTGTGCTTCCTATTAACGTGATTTACATTAAACAGTATGTGTCAAAGTGTGGTGTTGTCTAATTATTTGCAACGTTCTGTCATTTAATTCTGGCGAAAAGACCGTAGAGCTAACACCGCGCACAGACAATTTACCTCTGCTACTCACGCAAAGAACAACACCACCCAAGTCTGCTGTATATGCGTCATCTTCACCAACCCAGTTGACGTTGCCACCAACCGTCTCTCTGGCAATCATGTCGTCTATTGATGAGCATAAGATGCCTGTCATGTAGGTAGCTATTGCCTTTGCGTCCGAACGCCCAACGTCATGTACGTGATGCTTCTCGTTGCAGCGTGGCAGCAGACAGACCGTACAGACTTTGCCTCGAAACGTAATCCTTGACGACCGCCTAGATATGTCCACCGCATTCAAGCACAATGTTTTCAAATTCTTCTGGCACCCGTCCGTAACCGTTATGTTCATAGTACATCCTCATAATTTCAGCGTAGTTATTTGTGTTTATGCGTGCAAAGGCTTTCCCCCTTGCCTGTCGAGACCTAACAGACCAAGAGCAAGTAAAATCTGTTGTGCCATTGAACCTGGCGCGTATGGCGTTTGTCATACCAAAGTTTGCATCTTCAACAACGAGCCGATACATACCTTCCAAGTCCAACCCCGTCGGTATTCCAGACAGGACATCTGCTTCGCATTCAGGTGCATCGAAGCGGAACTCTCGCATCTCACGAAGCTCATTGTACTTGATTCGCCGGTAATCACCTGTAACCCTGTTTACAATCGTGAAGAAATGGGGTGGATTCGTGAACTCCCCCCAATCCTGAATACCTACAGAGCCGGGGTACACCACGCCATCCTGCTCGAATGGGTGGTGTATGTGACCCAATGCGGCATATTTACTTGCGCTCAAATCGGCAACCGTGCATACCATAGGCTCGTCGTGGACATCCATGCCGATGCTCGAAATAAAATCTGACACATTGACATGACCCAAAACGATGTCGTCATTCGACAGCCCACCAACCGAATCTAGCCACGCTGGAATACGCAACGTAGTTGACCAAGGCAGTGCAACAAGTCTGAACCCGAATGGCGTGTCAATCGTGCATGGCTCCGATAGGATTGTGATGTTTTCGTGTGGGAGTGTGAGAAATTCAGCCAGTGCGTGTGGCGTGCCAGCGCGTGATGAAATGTCATGATTACCAGTGATACCGTAAATCACGACCCCCATATCCGCCCACTGGCGAAATGTTTTCTGGACAACAGCGCGGTATCGCTGTGTTGGACTGTAGTTTAGATAGGCATCACCAGCAAATAGGACGCATCGCACATCATGCTCAACAATTGCGTCGGTGATTTGCCCAAGATGTGTAATAACATCTTCTACACGCTTGGGAAAACCACTGTTACCGATGTCACCAGCCCGCCCCTTGTCCAAATGTAAGTCTGCGAAGTGTAATAACATTCAGAGTTTATATCATAAAACAGACACAGATGTTGTAAAGTCTAATACAGTACGCCCGTCGTGTTAATGGAGTATCCAGTTGCATAGGCCGCAGCGTCCACGGCTGCATGTAACGTGTCGTACTGCGCCAAGCCCGATACTGTAGACGCGCAATACAACGCGCTTGGCGGAGATGGCGCATAGCCATGACGATATATCAATTCGCCATTGTTCAAGGATTGCTTCCACCTGTATACGGTTGTAACGGGTATGAACAGCCCGGCACTAATCCGCATGTACAGCCCAAAGCACTCCAGCGTTTGAACTTGGTCGCCAACGGTAATCTGGTTCGTGCTGAACAAGTCAAGATACCATTGACGCAACAACTGGGAGCAAACAATAGATTGTGCAGCGTCAATATGGGTGGTGAAAAACACTGTGTTTGCGTCATGACCAAACACCTTCCACTGACCCCGCGTAGACGGCAGGCTAACAATCCCAATGTCGCTGCAATACAGCATGTTCTCCTCGTCGCTTACTTCCGCCACGTATAGCTCGTACAACTCCAGGTATTCGTCAACAGGGGAGCGACGCACTAAACGAACGACACGCCCCGCGATGTTTTGATTAAGAATCAAGTCTTGTAAATTTGACATTACTCTCCCAATTTCCGGCGCGTTTCTGCGATTGCAGCTTCATAAGATATACCGTGCTTGTCCGCAAAACGACTGTTGCCCAACTCGCCCTGCTCACGATGACATGATGGGCATAACGGGATAACATCTTGATATGAGCCGTTCGCCCCACCCATCCCGCGTGCGGTTACGTGCGCGTTTTGGCAAGGTGTATGCCCACACACAACACAGTTCATGGCCTGAATCGCAGCTACCCTCTCGACGCTGCCGAAATTCCGCGCAAACTTTGTCTTGGCACGCTTCCCATTGATTGGGTTAACGCGCTTGCTACGCTTAATAGCCGTTCCCTTTGTGTTGGTAAAAATATGTAGGTCGTCAAGCGCGACCGTCTCAATCAAGCCGTCGTCATAGCGAATATCCGCAGAGCTTGCACGCTTGTTGACCTTGATGACTTCGACCCTCTCGTTAAGGTACAGGGCTGTTTTCGTATTTGCCATAGCTATTGTTCAGGACGACATACACGAAGTACCCTGTATACATCTGGCCTTCGCGGTTGACAACCTGAAAATAAACATTACGGGTTGCGTCGAACGGGGTAACATACTTCTTGCAAATCCCCTCAACACGGCCATGATAGATGAAACCATTATACTCGTAGGATGCGTTTATGCGCGGCCACGACTTATCTATCAGCGCATCTAGTTCAAGTAGCTCCGCTTGCGTCCTCGGCTCACAGGAACACACAGACACAGCGACACCTGTCGAACGGCTGGTTTGTAGAAGTTGGGACGGCACTGGCACTGGTGTTCTGTAGATTGGATGAACATGACCAGCCAGTGTGGTAAGAATGCCATAATAGGCTGTGCATTTGATTGTTGGTGGCATCGGTTTGGTAGATGATGGGGGTTTCCGTCCCCCATCATCTGCTAGAGCCGTGGGTCAGTTCCGCTTTCTATGGCGATACTACCACGGAATTTACAAATTAACTTCGGTAGCTCGTCAGACGTTGCGACATCTCCATATGGGATACTGAGCATTTGAAGCATCAACTCCCACTGCCGCAGAGATTCTGAACCCTTACGACGAACACGTTTACCGTCGAGCAGCTTGGCATGGATTGATGGCACCCGATAATCAAACCCATATGGGATGTGTAGATAATCCGATGTACGCACCTTGATAAACGGCAGTATGTTTCGGGTGCGGATGTCCAAAGGCTTCACGACAACCCCCTCTAGGCCAGCATCGGAGATGTCAGCCAAGTATTGTCTTGCCGCCTCGTAATCGTCACTTGAACGAACAACCAACGCCGTGTTTCTGGAAACAGCGTTGTACGCCCTTTCATTGTCACCAAACGCCTCAATCGGGCAGTCTGACTCGGAGGCTGGTGTCCATTCAGTGCCATCTTCCATGACCACCTTGTAGACGGCGAAACCTTCGACACGCGCTTCGTAATCCTGACCATGTTGCTGAATTTGATGTTCCAACATGCCAACACGCGCCAGCATGTCGTCCGATTGGTAATCGTGTGGCAGTCGTTCATAGGCCAAGATGTTGGCCCGTACATGATGACCATACGAGTCAACCAGTTGCCGCGTGGTCATTTCATATGCGCCTTGCGGGATTGACTGCCGTAGATTTTCCAGAACATCGTCCCACCCACAATCGCGCATATCTTCCCAGAAACTACGCGCCGAATAGACAATGGGCTGATATGTGCTTTCTATCAGTCCTTTTCCTAGAGCAGACCACGGCATTAGCTCAGTACCAAACAGCACGGCCTTGACCTTTCCCCAATCAATGTACTGCTCGACACGCTCACGAAAGTCGGCAATGGCGGTATCGTACTCAGGGTCAATGCGAAACCCATTACGGCTCGTCATCCATGCGTCGTCTTTTAGCATCCACAGTAGCGCGTTGCTTCCCATATACTTCACTTGCAAGACGGCCGGAACACCATTGCCGATATAATACGACAACGCCTCATCAAGTGATTCTAATTCGCCGTCACGCTTGTCTGCTGGACGCATTGTTGGCGAGAGTGCGTAGACCCCGCTTTGAATCGCCCGCTTCGCACGCCACAATTCAGCTTCATCGTAGATAATCGCTGATTGACGCACAGGCGCGAGTGTGTCGAATAAGTTAGGCAGACCTTCAACCTGTGAGCCATGTGTCGAGCTTCCGTACCGAATGGTGCCATTGATGATGGTTGCGTAAGACAGCTTCCCGCCTTGCTTGGCTCCCGTGTCAATCATCATCACGCTACCCATCTTGGATGGCTCTGCAATGGAAATGTGTCCACAGATATGCGTCGGGTGGTTGCGGTCTGACTTTGCAACGTGTCCGATTACTTCCGTAAGTGGAACGTCTGCCCACCGCACATTACGTTGCTGGCGCATTGATTCTGGGTCGTCTTTACCCAGATACCTGTTTTCACATGGCGCATGGGTAATGATGTAATCGGTGCCTGTGATGTACGGCACAGACGCATCGTAAATCTCGCCAATAGCTTCGGCTAGAAACTTGCCATCTTCACCAAGCGACTGAATATAGCCAATCGTCGGGAAGTGGCGCAGCGCATCATCCTTAACCCCCTTAATCTTGCCGCGCCCGTACTGAACGACGAAATGCTCATGATTAGCCACAACAACAGTTAGCTTGTCAAGGTTGCTATGGACAAATCCAGTTGTAGCAACGGTGCCGGTAAAGTCGCCGTCAATGTAATCGCCAACCAGAACGATATGGCTAAACCCACCCTTGCTGGTGATACGGCCTCCTTCCACGACAATCCCATTGGTTGACAGCACTTCCATGAGCGCAGCGAAGTTGCCATGAACATCGCCAATTACGATTGCATTTTCGTCTCGCTCAATCGCCGCGCCACACGATGACACTTCAAAGGTGTCCTCACAGCCAAACCGAGGAACCTTATGCACCATGATTGGCATAGAGGATTTCTTGGTTCTGCTGGCCTCACGCATGATTTCCGGCACGCCGCGCTTCATGTTTGTGACATGGCGATGGGTGACGGACTGCATCTTGTCGTGTACGCCAATAAAGTAATCGTCCCGCCGTTTGTAGTCGAACATCAGGTACATGACATTGTACTGGCGGTCTCGCGCCATGTTAACCATATCACTACGGAATTTGGCCGACAATCCGGTGGAGTCAACGAACACAACGTGATGATTGACAGGGTAGCTCATGTTGGCTTTGACGGTTGCATAGAGCAGGTCGAATGCCGCGCTGCTGTTTTGCATGAAGTCGCTATCAGAGCGTTCGAGGTCACGGGTTGCGAGTTGTTCGCGGAGCGCATCGCTACTGACGTGCGAGAAGCGGTGGTTTGGGTACCGCTCTTTCAGGCTTGCAACCGCACGAGTGATGTACGTTGTCTTGCCGCACCCAGAAGGGCCTATTGCGATAACGAGGGTATGTCTTGGCAGTTCTACAATCATATCTTTGTTCCTTTTCTAACAATTGCTCCGAGCGACACACCTTGACCATTTACCGTGTCGCCTACATGATGTATTGTAGCTGAATCCGCATCAACGTCTATCAAGCCGTTTACAAACGCAGTGAACTCTGCGACACTGTATTCGTACAGATGGTCTGCACGGCGGACACCTGTTGTGCCGTAGTTCACATTGAAGTCTCGGTTGGGTGTTGTAATAACCAGCGTCCCGTGCAACTCAAGCAACATCTTGCAAACTTGACGTGCAAGCTCGATGTCCATGTGTTCAATAACCTCTGACAAGACAACCGCATCCACAGCAATGGACGTGAGTTCGTCTGACTCAACAAAGGTAATGTTATCTACATTACGCTCTAATCCCCGCAACACACGAACGGCCGCATCGTCAATATCATACACATATACATCACGGTCTTTATTGTAGGCACTCTTGGCGTGGCGACCCTCGCCAGCCCCATAATCAAGGAAAGAACCCGCTCCTAGCACGTCTAGCTGCTGTGCAACCCAGCGAATACGCTCTTGGTGTGTGTCACCTGCGGTGAGTGCAATGGAACCTGTGTTTAGCTCGTGGTACAGGCGATTACTACCACGCTTGGCATGGTAGCGAACCAAGTAGGGCGCATCAGACGCGGCGATAATGCCAAGGTACCGTGCGAGGAAGTCGTCATCGTTATTGGAACCAACGGGGTTCATGATTCGACAAGCCGCATACATGAAGGCCGCAACCTTCTGCATGGCCTGCTTAAATGTGCCACGGGAGATGAGCGAGACCTGATACAGACCCGTCGCAGTTCCAGAATCGTTACGGTACTCATTGACTGTCACGCCATCGAACCAACCCAACTTTGCAATAGATGAGATGTAGCGGTACGGCAGTGCGATGCAACGAAAGAATACCTGATGCTCGCCATCAGTCGTATCGTACCCTGCCTCTTTGACCCGTTCTGGATTGAGGGCATCTTTCGCAAATTCGGCCAACAATGCTAGTGCAGCTTCCGGCGATGAATACTCGTACACGTTGTTGTAATCGTACCCACCCGTATCAGACCCAAACGAATTGGTATCAGCACCTTCAATAAACGCCATGACAAACGTAGGATTGTGGAGATTCGTGAACCAGCACACGCCCTGTCCACCGCGAATACCAGCCGCCTTTACCGAGCTAGGTTTTTTGTTCAAGATGTATGTGTAGTTCGGATTCGTGCTTTCTACTGTAAAAATCATAATTGTACCACCTTTTTCAAGATAATAATGCTTATTCGAGCATACGTCAACACCACGTTTGACACGGTAAGTGTTAACTCCGCAACAAATTCGTGACACAGAGATACCATAGCGTTAGATTTAACAGGAGTTATCACTTATGCAGAATTTAGTGAGAAACAGCCAAATACGTGCGTGGTTCTTTCCAGATGGCGTGTCTCCAGACCAACTGCCAGTTTATAAAGGCAGGTATACCATTAGCGACATCTCCAAGGCGTTTGGCGATTTGACGCTTGTTGAGGAGCCATCACCGGACACATACGATTCGTTTGAGATTGTTGACGTAGTTCAGGGCGCACCATCGCTTGTAAGCGTTGACCTTACTGGCCGCATGAGGCTAGACGACGATTTCATGCAATCGCTCGCTGGATGCCGCCTGGATATTCAGGCGCATATGGGCAACTGCGAAAACCCGCAAGACTATATTGGTGGATGGCAGCGCATCGTCGTCCTAGAAGGTGCCTACTTGACGAACTACGCCATGCAAAACCTATCCGCAATGGAGACGGGGGAGCGTGCGACGGTCAACGAGGTGGCGACGTTCGGTGTTTCCAACGTTTACCCTGTTAGAAGGCTGAATCTCGCTTTAGTCGGCACTGGGCTTCTCTCCATCGGATTCATTCGTGTTTATACAGCCAAGCACTGCATCACGTGTGAACGCGCAACCCGCTTGCGAAGCTGCGATACCGTCGTTGCCTTGTCAGACACGGCTGGCGCGATTCATTACACAACAGATGCTTGGAAAACGGAGTCTGCAACTGGTATCACGGGCGCGGTGGGGGCTGGAACCGCACTGGGGCTGGCTGGCCGATACGTGTACGCAGGAACCGCCGACAACAAGGTGAATGTGGCCGATTTGTCTCGAATTGTCGCTGGTACGGCCGTTTGGACAAACATCGCCACGCCTTCCATCCCACGCGCCATCACGCCAGACAAGTTTGGGAATGTTTGGGTAGGCATGAGCAGCGGGAATGTCATCAAGATTACCGGCACCAAGGTTGTAGACACGTACTCAAACTTGGGCGGAACAGATGTTCGGCAGATAGCCATCTCCCAAGATGTGTCAGATATATTCACCGTTTTGGCAGTTGGAGACAATAGCAACATCTGGTACACACTCAATGACGGCCAAAATTGGGTACAAGTAACGGCACCTGTCGTTGCAAGCTATCGGGCAGCGTGGGTGATAGACACCAACCGCTGGCTGGTTGGGACACAGACAGGCGGGTTCTACTACACAGACAATCGTGGCAGCAGTTGGCAAACATTGTCACTTCCATCTGACATCATCGAAATTAAGAGCATCAGTTTTGCTACCCGCTCGGTTGGCTACATGCTGGCGCGTACATCGGCCAATGAGGCGGCAATCTTCCGCACGACATCTGGTGGCGGCAATTGGCAACGTCTACCAGAAACGGGTGGCTCTTTGCCAAACACAGTGCCGTACAAGTCGTTAGGCACGTGTTATGGGAACCCGAATCTGTTCTACGTTGGCGGAACCAGCACGGGGGGCGCGTCTGGTGTCATCATAAAAGGCTCTCCCTAGTAGACAATAAGGCACACAAGGCTAACATTGAATCATGATGTTTGAAGGCGACAATTTCCGTACCTGGCTATCACTGGACGAGTGGGCAGCTATCGTTGGTCAAAACCGATGGCTATTAAACGGCATCGTCTTTGAAGGCTGCGGGCTAACCAATAATTGCCAAGAGATATGGCACGAGTTGCCGGAGCAAACGAATTTCCTGTCGCGCAGTGAATTGAAACTTGCAATCTACCAGGCAGAGCAGGCGTTGGTCGGATTAACCGGCTACAACCTGATGCCAGAATGGTCAACGTGCGAAAGGCACGTGCCAGCACGGTATTACCGCCGCGATATGCCGAACACAGTCTATAATATTCGTGGTGAGTTGAAAACGGTACAGCTTGATAAGAAGTTGTTTATCCGTGGCGGGCAACAAACTGTTTCAGACCCCGTGACTTACACGATTACACGGGTTGACATGGACGGTGACACGTTTGCGGAATGCGCTTACATTACCGTTCCTGACGATTTCAGTTGCGATTGCTATCGCCTGTATTACCAAGGTCTCGCACCGCACAACAGTTGGGAAATCCGTGGTCACAGGCGGGATGGGAACAAAATATATATCCCACTTTGGAACCTGCTTTTGCGCGAGTATGTCACAGACAACTGTCCAGATGCGCCCTACGAAGGTACGGACAGCATTTACGAGACAGAGGTGGACTTGGTTTGTTTTGGTGCCACGGACACCACCGACCATGTTACCTACTACTTCGCCAATGGGTGTGGGTGTTACAGCGAGACGTGTGGGAATTGTGCCTATGCAGGTGGCTGTATCAGCACAACAGACCCGAACTGCGGCATCATCACCTATGGCAATGGGTGCTTGGGCGAGCCAGATTGGTTTTGCGTGAATTACCAATCAGGATGGCAATATGGTGCCACGCCGTGCATGACACTAGACCCATACTGGGCCACCACAATTGCCTATCTCGCTGCTGCATTCTTGACGAATGACGAGTGTCCGTTCTGCGAGGATGGTTCGCGGAGATTGGTGAATAGATGGACAGAGGAATTAAATATGATTTCGTCGTCCTCAAGCTATCAGTTATCTAGGAACCTGATAGAAAATCAGCTAGGTGTATGGACACGCGGGGCATTCTTAGCCACACGCAGAGCCATTGCTAGAAATGTTTGTTAAACGGGTGCGTCTTGGTTGCCCGTAGAAATAGAAGGAGAGGTACTACAACATGCCTGTATTACGCAATTCGCAAACGAGAACGTGGTTTATCGAAAACCGCGCCGCACCAAGTCGCACGCCCAAGTATAAAGGCCGTTTTCGGTTTGGTGATTGGTCGCAGTCATACGGTGACACAACCCGTGTGGAGGAACCTTCGGATTCCTCGTATGACCGCTTTACAGTCGTTGACCTGCTACCTGGCGAGGTAGAAAGCGCAACGTTTGATATTCAGGGTCGCTACCAGTATCAGGACGACTTTCTTTTCCAGTTGGCTGACCGCAACTGTGAGTTCGACGTTCAGGCCCATCTTGGCCGCTGTGTAAACCCGCAGGACTACGACAACAACTGGGATGAAATCATCATCTTCGAGCAAGCTCGTATCACCAGTTACTCAGTCGAAAACTTTGGTGCCTTGCAGTCTGGCGACCGTGATGTTGCCAACGAAACTGTTGAAGTCTCTGCGGAGCGCATTCACCGCATTGTGAAGATTGACATCGGTGACGTTGCGCCAGCTACCGATTCGCTATCATCTGTGGCGGTGTATGGTCGCCGTGAGTGTACGGTTTGTGACGAGGAGTTGGGGGTGACTGGTTGCGAAACGATTGTCGCCGGTTCGGCAACTGCCAATAACCTTTACTTTACCGATGATGGGTGGGGGACTTCTGGCTCGACAGTCGTCACAACGGCCGCTGGCGCAATCACTGCCGTTGGTGTTGCAGGGTTGAACGTGGTTGCTGGCTCTGGAACGAGCGTCCATGTGGCTGACATCAGCGACATCGTAATCGCGGCCGAATCTTGGGCTTCAATCAGCGTGGGCAACACGGTTTCTGCCATCACGGTTCAATCACCTGCTGCTGTGTGGATTGGTGATGCTGCTGGCAACATCAGCAAACTGAATCAGTTAACCATCGAATCCACCCTGCCGGTATTCACTGCCTTGCAGGTGAATGCGATTGACTACAGCGACGTGGCGGGCAGTGATGCCACGCTACTGGCTGTTGGGGCATCCAATAGTGTCGCTTACTCGACAGACGGTGGTGGCACCTGGATTTCCATCGTTGGGCCAGCCGTAGGTGTTGCCTTGTTAGCTGCGAAGGCACTCACGCCCCGCATCTGGCTGGTTGGTGACGCAAATGGCGACCTGTGGTACACCAGCAATCGTGGTGCCGCATGGACAGAGATTACTTTGTCAGGTTCTCCAACCGCTATCACCGACATTGCTTTCGTATCGCCGTCCGTTGGGTACTTGCTGGCCGATGGTGCTAGTGGCTCATTCATCTATCGCACGACCAACGGCGGCAACTCGTGGAAGCTACTCCCTGACAACGCAACCGCACTGCCTACGCACACATCATTGTCAGACTTGGCGGTGTGCGGCAACCACGCTAATTTGTTCTACGCTGTAGGAGACAATGGTGGGGTTGGGAGTATCATCAAGGGCGGCAGCTAGTGGCGATACTTACCTCTGGTAGCTATAGATTATGGCTGTTTGAGGATGGCGCACGCATTGATAGACCACCGCTTTACGAAGGTAGGGCGGTGGTCTCTGATGTTTCCTATGCCCTCGGAGACATCGCTTACCACTCGCTGCCTGTTACCCAAAAAGAACACCAGTTCCGCACATACGATTCATCCCGCTCAGCCCCGGATGGTGTGACATTCACCATCTCTCGCCTGTATCGTGGAGAAGGAAGCAACTTCCTCTCATTGAGCAGAGGTACGCGGCGGTTTGACCTGCAACTTCATGTAGGGCGGTGTAGCACCCCACAAGACTTTAACCAATGGGAAAAAATCATCGCAGTTGAGCAGTGTCACATTACAGCATATGAATTAACTGGCGTTGGTGCAGCAAAGACAGGTGACAGGGCAGCGACTCAAGAAATCATAACCATTACCGGCCGTGTGTTGTACGAAATACTCCCCGTGTCCGCAACATGCCAGGAGTACGACGACGGATTTGGTGTGTTCCAGAACGGGCTTGACATTGCCGTATCTGGTTTTTCCGACCAAGAGAAACGCGCAGCATTTGTGACAGGGCGCGGGACTGGGTTCCCGTCAGCCACGCGCTCGTTGTGGCTCACGACTGACGGGTTTGAAAGCGCAACACAGATGACGCTGCACTCGTCGGTATTTGGAACTGAGATTGCCGGATTGACCGCCGTAACCAATGATATGTCCGTGGCTTTTGCCGGTGATTATGTCTATGTGTCAGCACAGCGAACGGGGCGGGTCATTCGTGCAAGATTTGAAGAACTTCTGGACACAGGTGGCGCACTGTCGCTCTGGGAACCAGTGGATGTTTATTCCCCAAGTGCCGTTGGGTTCACCACATACAGGGGTGGTGTCTCCAGCATTGAGACCATGACAGCGCATAGTGTCTACGCGGTTGGAGAGCATGGGTTTGTGTTTCGCATTGATGAAGCGAAACCAGTAGTCCTGACAGGGGGCTTCCCAGATTTGACATTGAATGATGTAGCCGTCATTTCGACGGAGGACATCGTTGCCTGTGGGCTTGGCGGGACACTACTGTTAACGGAGGACGGCGGCGAGTCTTGGAAGCAGATAACTTCTGCCCCCTTGTTTGACTTCACCGCAGTTTGCTATCACTCGCACAACACTATCATCGTCGCTGGTGTTAGTGATTATTTGCATTACACAACTGACAAAGGAAAAACATGGAATTATCATCCCAATGTATTCCAATCACTCACAACAACACCGATTGCAGATGTGAAGTTTGCAAGCAGATTTGTTGGTTACGTTGTCGGGCGAAGTAATTTGAAACTATGGCGTACAACGGATGGTGGATGGAGTTGGCAGGAAATCCCGATTGCCTATCCGGCTGGCGTGTTGGGTCTGAAAAGACTAGAGATTGGTTGGGATGTTAATACGGCGTTCGTCTCAGGTGAGGTTGGTGGGTTGCCTTATATCACGTCAATCAAACCAGTGTAGCTAGGAGAATTTTAGTATGACGAACAAAATTATAGAACAAGACGACGACGAAGTAATGCAACTCGTGCATCAAGCCGAAGCCGGTATGGACGACGACGGCGTGGTGACGTTTTCCAGCGGCGTTAAGGTGGAGACGAAGCCAATCCCAACGGGTATTGCAATGGCCTTCCAGAAAATGTGGTCGGCCAAACGGCCTCACGTCCCGCGTGTTTGGATTGACGAACTCAACGATTACGAAGAAAACCCTGACAACGAGCAATACCAGTTGGACATGGACGCTTGGAAAAACGATTTTCATGTTGCCCAATTCCAGCTATCAGCAACTTTGGGCGTTGGCGACATTATCAACATCCCCAAAGGCATCCCCGCACCAGATGACGATTCTTGGCTGGAAACATACAAAATGCTCGGCCTTGCCGTTCCCCGTACACCTGCCGAACGAAAACTGGCATGGATTAACACCCACGCCATCGTGACCGCAGGGGATATGCTTGCCTTACAACTCGCTGTCGTGAAGCAGACTGAGGTTTCCGAGGAGGAAGTTACGCAGCAGGTCGAGAAATTTCGGAGTAACAGTCAACGGCGAGGAAATTCTAAGCGTTCCCGCGCCAGGTAAGCCGCCTAAAGTTAGCATCGAGCTAGGCCGTCTGAGGCCAGACCTTGTTCCTTCGTTTGAGGCATGGACGGCTGCGAAAGAGGCAGGGCTTGATATGTATCGGTGGTATCTCCCAGAAGCAGAAGGGGGATACCCACAATCATTCAAAGCAATGGTCGTGGCTCATTACCGTGTAAGTAACGCAGTGCAGTCACATATCCACGAGGCATACCGCCCAAAGTCCAAGGGCGGCGGGTCTAAGAGGTAGGAGAGGGATGGGTACGATTCAGCAGGTTGGTGTAGCGGCTACCGTTCAGGGCGTTAAAGAATTTGTTCGTGGCATGGATGCCATGAGCCGTTCTGTTAATCGCTTTGAATCAGACGTTACAACAACCTCTGGTCGTCTCATTGGTATCGGTTCGTCCATCAGTAATATCGGCAACGCGCTGTCCAGAACTGGCGGCGTACTCACTGCTGGTATATCAGCCCCCATTGCCCTCGTCGGCAAAACAGCCATACAAGCCGCAATTGAATACGAAACAGCATTCGCTGGCGTTGCCAAAACAACGGATGGTGTCGTTCGGCAAGTCAACGAGTCTCTGGGCAATCTGAGCTTTAGTGACAGGCTCACAGAGTTTGGGCGTGCATTAGAAGAAGATTTCCGCAACCTATCGCTGGAGATACCCGTAGATGCCGTTGAGTTGGCTGGCATAGCAGAGGTGGGCGGGCAGCTTGGCATTATCCAACCAGAGTTGATACAGCAGAACGCAGATTTGGCAAGGGGTATCCTTGTTGACTTCGTGGATACAGTAGCACGTATCGCCGTGTCTACCGATGCAACCGCCGAAGAAGCTGCCACAGCAATGGGGCGCATCATCTCCGTTTTCCAGATACCAGGCGAACAGGTCGCCGTCACCGCCCAACAAATAGGCAACGCGGTTGTGGCTCTTGGTAACAACCTTGCCACAACAGAGGCTCCCGTTCTGCGATTCTCCGAGCTTGTTGCAGGCTCGGCCAGTGCGGTTGGTATCGCTATCCCCGACGTTTTGGCGTTAGGCGCGGCTTCTATTGCCACTGGTTCGCGGGTGGAAGCGTCATCAACGGCTATACAGAAAACATTATTCCGTATAGATTCCATCTTCAAGGCCGCGTCATCAGGTGTTATTGACAACACATCGGCCATCGCTGCGGCAGAGGATGAGCTTGCTGCTGCAACGCAAGAGTTGGCGGATACCCAAAATCAGGTTGACAACGGCACCTTTGTTGGGACAACACGCGAAGGCAAACAAGCGGTTAAAGAGGCCACGGAGCAAGTCAAATCATTACAGGAAGAAATAGACAACTTGCGTGCTTCGGATGGGATGACGGAAATCAATGACCAAGTTGATGTTATTGCCAAGATTACAGGCTATGCACGCGACGAAATCGTTGACTTCTACAAAAATGCAGACCCAGCGCAAAAGGGCGAGTTTATACAAGCATTCTTTGAGGGGCTTGGAGATAACGCCGAAACACTCATTGCCGACTTGGAAGTGCTAGAGTTAACAGACCAGCGTCTTATCGGCCTGTTCGCTCGTTTTGCTGGCGCACAAGAGGTTGTGGCGCGTGCGTTTGAATTAGCCAGAGAGCAGGCCGCGCTCAGTGCGGATGAACTAGACACCATCGGCGCACTCGCTATTGAATCATCCATTCGATTCTCAACAACAGAATCACAGTTAAAGCTGCTCAGTAACGCATTTACCAACCTTGGTATCGTCATAGGTAGCGCAATCTTGCCCATCTTGTCAAGCATTGTGTCTGATATTGCCCCTGTTATCATCGGTATTACCAAGTCATTCTCGTCTCTCGACAAAGGCACTCAAAAGACAATATTTATCTTTGTGGCACTCGCTGCCGCGCTAGGGCCTGCATTGCTGCTGTTGGGCGGGTTTGTGAGCGTTATCGGCACCGTTGTCACGGGCTTGGGTGGACTCGCGGCTGCATTTGCCTTTCTGCTCACACCAATCGGGCTGGTGTTGTCTGGGCTGACGGCAATCGGAGCGTACCTAGCTTCGCGGTCTATTAACTTTGGTGGTATACGAGATTCCATCTCGCAGTTCATCTCTGATATTAGTAACACAGACGACTTCGGGCAGGGAGTCCAGAAAGCATTTGAAGGGCTGTTTTCAAACATCAAGTTTGGCGACGTTGGCTCTATTCGCTCGTTATTCTCAAACGTATTTGATGGTGCCCAAAAAATATTCAAGTCGTTCGGCCAAACGGTAAGGCAAACGATTGCCGAAATATCAGCCAACATGCCCAATCTAGGAGACACCATCGTAACGACGGTGACGCGCATATCAACCTCATTCTCGCGCCTCATTTCGTTCATGTCAACAGAACTGGCGGGGGCAGCCCCTACATTAGGGAAGATATTGGGCGGCGCAATCGTTGGCTTGGCAAATATTGCTGACAAGCTGCTGCCACTCATTGCGACAGGCGTTGAAAAAGCGGTTAACTACATTATCACCCACTTCGGGCAATTCAAGGCGAATGTCATCAGTGCGTTTGACGTGTTCAAAACACGGGTGCTGCCCGCGCTTACATATTTCTACACTGTTGCCGTTGCAGTTGTCGGGAGACTTCGGAACTTCTTTAGCACCGCGTTTGAACAGATACGAACCACGTTAGCCTCTCTCAATATCAACACGGGTAATGTCGGGTTTGGGCCTATCGTGCTGGCTATCGGCGCATTGGTGACAGCAGCTATCAAGCTGTCACCTGCGATTGGCTCGTTTATCGGAGCCTTCGCTAAGTTGTCGCCCGTTCTCGCCACGGTGTCAGGCAAGTTCAGCTTCATATCGCCGCTTATCTCAACCATCGTCTCCGGCTTTGGCAGGGTTCCAGGTGTCGTATCTGGTGCCGGTTCTACACTAGGTCGCCTACTAGGGCCTCTTAGTAGCCTAGGGTCAGCGTTGATTACGGTTGGGGCAAGGATATTCTATGTCTTTAGCCACTCGAAAATCGGCACAATAATAGGACGCTTCGGGATAGTTCTCACACGCACCTTGTTCACGTACATAGACAAGGCGATTGGCTTGGTGCAATTGTTAGCCACTCCGCTGTTTAGTGCATTGGGTGCAATTGGGCGTTTTCTTAGCCTTCTCGGAACGGGAATTGCTGGTTTCTTTGTGCGAATTGCGACCTATTTCGCACCTTTCCTTGCGCTTATCGGTAGATTTGGCGCGGGTATCTACAACTTGCTCATTGCGCCACTGGTCTCTATTTTCAACTTCTTCGCCGGACGGCTACTGAATGTCTTTAGTATTCTCAAGATTATCTTCCAGCCTTTAACAAGCCTTATTTCGAGTTGGGGTCTGTTTGGAAAAGTGTTGGGTGCGCTTGGTGGGCCTCTTGGTTATATTCGAGCAGGACTTGCGCTCGTTGGTGGCGTGCTAACTTCCTATCCCGTTCTGATTGCCATCGTCGTCGGCTCTATCCTATCACTCATTGCCACACTGTCTGGTATCAACTTTGGCGAACTATTGGCTAATATCTTGTCCGGTAATTTTAGCGAGGCTTTCGGGCAACTGACACAGGGGTTCGCCAATATAGTAGAAGGTGTCAAGCAGCTATTTGCAGACATCGCAACGGTCGTGCAAAGCACCTTTGGCGATAGCTTGGGCGAGGCTTGGGTTAGCTTGCAGCTTGCGTGGGCAAGGGTGCTGGAACTTGGAGAGCCGTTAAAAGGTCTATTCTCTGCTTTGGGCGGCTTATTCCAGACAATTGCCCCGATTGTTGGCGGTATTCTAGTTGGCGCATTCGGTATTCTGTTGGCAGCAATCAGGGGCGTGATTCAGGGCGTGTCCGCCGCTCTGCCGTATGTCGTCACGGTTATTCAAGGGGTTATTCAGGTTGTAACGGGCATTATCCAAGTTATCACAGGCATCGTGCAAGCCATTGTGGAGGCTGTCACCGCTATCATCACGGGTGAAACGCCAAACTTCCTAGCTGCATGGGAAAATATCAAGGCCGGAACCATCAATATTGTGATAGGTCTAGTAGATGCCATTATCAATGCGTTCTCGGCCGTCGTCATATTCTTGGCGCAGACATTAGACGGCTTCTTTGGGGGAATTGGTGGGTTTATCGCAGGTATTGGCGACACGATTGGCATAGACCTCGGTGGCATTGAAACAGCTATGTCGGGCTGGGGAACCTCGACAACCACCATCATGGAAGGGATTGCAAACGATTGGAAGGTCGCACTCGGCATCGCAGATGTGGGCGGGCAATCAGCGCAGCAGTTCGACGAAGCGCAGAATGCAACCGAAACATTCTCAGAGGCGCAAGCACGGGCGGCTCAAGATACATCTAAAAGCTGGCTAGATTCATTCCTTGATTTGGATTTTGGCGGGGCTGTTTCAACGAGCTTCGATACCGCCACAACCGCCGTGGATGAGTTCAACACAGACTCCAATACGTCAATCGCTGAAACAGTGGCGGGTTGGCAATCCACCATCTTAAACGGGCTGCCATCCGATACGTTTACACTCCCATTCTCGACGGCAACAACTGAGGTGTCGAACTGGTCTGCCGAGACCACCGCTGCTGTAAATGAGGCGTTTGGTGGCATATCCGAAACAGCAGCGGAAGTAGACCCGTTCGCTGCCTTGCTGGAAAGTTTTAATAACAACCAGATTGCTGTAGACGAGTGGGGTATAAGTACACCGGCATCAGTCGGGACAACCCTCGACACGTTATACGAGGATGCCCAAGGGGTCGAAGCCGGGTTCGTCACGCCAATAAGCACTGCATTTACGGATGCAACAGGGTACACTGAATCATGGGCGACGGCCAGCACGCCACTCGTGACAGAAGCAATATCCGCGATGACATCGGCCGCTGCGACAGGAATGCCTCAGTTTTCTGGCGCAATCGAGGACGGGATGACATCGGCAACAAACGCCATTGCCCAAACAGCACCCGTTGCCGTCAACGCCACGAACGCCGTTGTGAATGGAGCAGTATCAGCCGCCCGCGCCCACATCCCTGAGTTTGTCGGTGTAGGGCAGGATATTGGCGGTGGCATTGCAACTGGTATAGCCAGCAGCTTGGATGGTATCAAGGCTCAAATAGAAGATGTTATCTCGCAGGCAAAGGCTGCTGCCGCCGCTGCTGCCGAAATCAAAAGCCCGTCTAGGCTTTTTGATAGAGAAATCGGGCAACCTATTGGCTATGGTGTCGCACAAGGTGTTGAGCGTGCTGGCCCCGCCGTGTCTAGTGCTACCGTCGGTCTGGTATCGAACGCCCTGAACAAAGCTAGTGGCGTGGACACAACGACCGTTGGACGCTCGATAGGTGATGGCATTCGTGATGGCATCGAAGAAAGCGCACCCCACGTTCGGCGCGTCTTGATAGGACTTACAACAGGTATTGTGGCCGGGGCAGAGGAAATACTAGAGGCTAATTCCCCGTCCCGCGTGTTCCACCGTCTAGGCGTTGGGGTTGGTCAAGGTCTCGCCAACGGAATACGAGAAAGCTCGGACAACGTGTTCGATGCACTCGATGGCATCATTGGTGAGGCATCAAGATTTGGACGACTAGCAAACGATTTTGCCAGCGAGCTTGCCGAGAAGCTGGCGGCACCTTTTGAGTCTCAAATCAGTGGTGTCGAAGATACCATCAAGACGCTTGAAGATGAACTGGGAGCGGTCGAAGATGTAACGCAATCACGACTCGATTTATACGACCAATTTCTGGCACGCGCAACCAGTACGGACGATGTAAATAGATTGCTCTCAGAACGGGCAAATTTCCTCTCTGAGCAGTCCAGGCACCAAGATGAGCTAACTGCATCACTTACGGCAGAACAAGCCCGTCTGGCGCAAATTAACGCGGAAATAGAGCGTTCTGGCGAGGCGTTGGCGCGGGTAGAAGCGTCACAGTCTCAACTGGACTTCATTCAGCAGCAACAAGAGCTACTAGACCTCATTCGTTCGTCAGGGTTTGCGTTTGATGGGCTGCCTGAAATACTGGGTATCAACGGCGATTTGGCTTCCCTAACAGAACTGGCAGCAAGCGCATTTGAGGAACTTGTTAGGCAGTCGAATGATGCTCTGCTACTCTCAGCGTTCACATTGCCACCTATATTTGACCCTGCTGAGATAGACTCGCTCCTATCAGGATTAACTGGCTTGACACGTGACTTTGCCGAGATTGAGTTGACGAACATCACCGACCAGTTAAACGCCATTGACGAACAAATTGCACAAGAAAGATTCAACTTGTTCACAGGCCAGACAGATGATGCAGAAGCCTCACAACGCAGGATTGCCGAGCTAGAAGCCGAGAGATTGGGGCTGGCTGAGGAATATCGGGCGGAACAAGAGCGTATACTAGAGTTGCAAGAGAAGCAACAAAAGTTAGATTTCTTGGAAAAACAACTTAATTTGCTGGACTTGATTGACCAGAACGGGCTTGATAAAGACGCAATCCTACAAGGTCTAGTCTTTGGCGCGGACGCATCTCTTGACGACCTGCTGGAAGCTATGAGCCGAATTACGGATGCGCTTATTGGGCAGGCAGAGGACGATTTGGAAATTGCGTCACCGAGTAAGGTGTTTACTAGATTAGGTAAGAACATCCCGCTTGGGCTGGCGAATGGCATCACAGACGGTCTTGGAGCCATACCAGGACTTGTCGGGCAGGCTGTATTGTCAGGGGCATCAAGCACGCCTATATCTCCTTATGCCATGCAACCACAGTACAGCAGTTCTGTTACTAATATTGATAGGTCTACATCTGTACAGGTGGACGCACAATACAGCAGGGCGCAAGACCCGCAAGGAATTGCGCTTGACTTGCAAGCAATCTTTGGCGGCCACGTCTCTTGGTAATCGTTATGTAAAGTAAAAGTTTCATGCGTGGCACTTTTTGTTTACATAACGTTTATGCACTTGTAGATAACGATAACACATTATGTAAAGTGAAAGTTTCATGCGTGGTACTTTTCGTTGACATAATGTTTATGTGATTATGTTTGAGAATGTTCCGTACAACAACGATGCGATAGTCGAATCGCTCGAATACCACACAGCCGATGGTCATATCTACCGCTTTGATGATGGGCGAAATCGCTTTACATTGGGCGTGTCTGGCCTTGGCTTGCCTGATATTGAGTTTGTAGACCAAATCGCACGACACGGGCGGGATTTGCTGTCTTGGCGTGCGAACGAGCGCACGGTTCAATTCGGCATCACCCACAAAGCAGGGACGCACGCTCGCTATTGGCGCAACCGGCAGAGGCTGCTCAATCATATACGTCCAAACCGTAATTACGGTATCCAATATGCGTCTGGCAGATTGGTTATCAAGTATTTGATTGAAGATGATGATGGGTATGAGGCTCACGAAACACGCTGCTTGGATGCTGCCATCACACGTGGCCCAAATTTTGATGCCAGAAACACAGACGATTGGCAAGAAAACACATATACAGAAACATTGCGTTTCCTCAGTAATGGTTATCCGTTTTGGTACGCGCCGCAAGAGCAAGTTGTCCAGTTTGACAACACACTTGCCAACACAAACTTGGATTTCTCGTCTCAATTCAGCGTGGATTGGGTGTTCGACAGTGACACAGCGCAAGCATCAAACCGCATTGTTTACAACGGCACTGTGCCATCGTACCCTATCATCGAGTTGCATGGCCCTATGCTAGGTGCGACCATCACCAATGTTACCACAGGAAAGTCAATTGAATTTGGATACTCCATCTCGCAGGGTGAGGTGGTTTATATTAACCTGAAACCCGGCAACAAGTCTGTCTCGACCATCTCTGGATTGAATTTAATTGGTTCCATCGGCTCCCTGTCGAGCTTCGCAACCTTTGCCATCGAGCCAGACCCGCAAGCATTGGGTGGTATTAACGATATTGAAATCACAATGCCACAGTCTGTGGACGGCGAGACGAAGGCCGTCATCCGCTATTATGAATACTACATCGGCATTTAGGGTCGTGCTATCTGTGTTCCTCATTCTCATTTGGAACATCGTTTTAGTCGTCGCAATGATGGAGATTGTGGCCGATTGGCTGGCCGCAGAATGGGGTGATAACGACGCTTCTATCACGCCATACGTGTCGTCGTGGCTCTCCGTTTTTCAGAATGGGTGCTGGTGAACGCGACAACGGATAGGGCTAGTGACAAGGCGTGAACGGCCAGCACAAGGCCATTTGCAATCAAAACAGGATAGAGTAGCACGCCACCCACATACAACACGATTGCCGCAACCCGCACCACCTTGCGTTCGTTCGGTTGCATTGCTACCCCGAAACACCCACACAGACCAAGCACAGTGGCGACGGCTATTGCACCCGCAACAGGCATCGTGAACTCAGCAAAGAACATGGCGATGGGGGCGTACACCCGCCACGCTACGACAACTGACCAAATTCTTGGATTGAACAATCCTGCAATCATGACTTTGACCCACTGGTTAAAAAGGTCGCAAAACTGAAAAATAGAACCAGTCTGAACCAGCAGTTTGAACCAGTTTCTAAGCTATTGTGGGACAGTGGCGTGAACCAGTGGCGTGAACCAGTCTAAACTAGTCGTGAACCACAAGTAGACCAAGTTTTAGAGGGAAATAGACCAAAAACTGGCTCACGTGTTGGTTCAAAAAACTGGTTCACGTGTTGGTTCAAAGCACTGGTTCATGCGTGGTTCACGACTGGCTCAGAATGGTTCAAAATCGGTTCAAAATCGGTTCATTTGAACCAGTTGTGAACCACTTCGCAATTCCTGCATTTTCCGAACCAAGGCCTGCCTACAGCATCCCTTTCAGACGTTTGGCGGTTGAAACGCTAACACCAAGAAACGTTGCCATCTCCTGTTGCGTTGCCTTCGGGTTGTCCGAAAGATACGCACGCAACAATTCCACGCGCTGGGCTGTCTCTTGCCTTTTGGACACTGCGGCTTCCTCCCGCGCCTCAGCTTCTCTCGCCCTTGCCTGACGTTTCTTTTGGCGAAGCTGCTCTGCCACAATCTTGTCAGCATTGTTTCGTTGTTCTTCTAACAAAGCTAATTCCCGTTCTGTTTCCGCATCCAGCCTTTGCTGTTCACGCTTTGCGTCCGCTATCATTTTATCTCGTTCGAGTTGCGCCTCTGTTTCCTTTCGTTCCAAATCAACACGCGCAGCCAACTCTGACTCTGCTACCTCATGGTTATGTCTTGAATCTTCATCGGCAATTTCTTGCATGTTTTTTCTGGCACGCTCGACAACAACATAGGCGGTTGCAGAAACGACGGTGGCAATGATTCCAGCCCATGAACCGAACCCCATGATGTACATCGCCTGAATACCAATCTCGCTTAGTGCGTAGATAATGATGCCAACAAGACCAACTGGGTTGCGCCAATCATGCTTCAACAACTTGCCACTTGAATTACCCAACGCGAAAAACCCGCCAGCGACAAGTGCCGACATAACGACAACGATAGGTGCCGGAAACACCATAGCTGCTGCGAAAATGTTGTGCATGACGGCGTAGACCATCGCCACCGGCAATATGCCGACAAGCCATACCATGCGGTGCGTAGAGTAATTGCCAGCATCCAGCACAGCCATCGCCAGCTTTGCAATACCTCCCGCTGCTGCAAGGATTATATCGGTGATTTCATCCACCCACCGCTGAAACTGTTGACTAATTGATTTGTTTTCCACGATTTATACCTCTAAGACTTTGACGTGCGCTCATTAACGCTACGCCATACAGATTTTTCCCGTTACAATCGCTGCCAACACCCAACTCACTCATATGGCTCAAGCCAAGTGGGGTATCGCCGGTTAGTAGCAGCATGGCACGAACACCGGGGCAGGCCACCATCTTTGTGGTAATAATCGGCACCATATGGTCGCGCCCATTTGCTTTGATAGCATCGCTAACCGTGTTGTGCCATTCGCCTTCGTAGAAGAAGGGCCACTCATGAAGGTAGCCGAACTGCGATGTCGTCGAAAATACGAGCATTTGTTTCTGCTGAATAATCATGGGTATATGAAAGCATGGAATTGACAGGAAATCTGTCAATGGATTAACATGGGGTTTCTAAACTTGTTAACAACCAAGCACGAAATCATGGGCTAAACTGTTGTCAACTCAATAAAGGAGCAGCATTTATGAAATTCCCGTTTGCGCTCATCAATCTTGACATCTACACACGATGGAAAGATTTGGAATGGAGCGAGAAAGACCTTTTAACTTATGTCGTTTTGCTAACGCCACGTATGGAAGGAGAAAATAAGTCCGATTATCACGCGAGGCTTGCGTCGTATCTTGGTATCAAGCAATCAACCCTGCAATCGCGTGCCGATAAGATGGTTTCATCTGGCGTACTCGACGAAAACTGGCAACCAGTCAATGACACCGACTGGGATGCGCTATCTGCAAAAGCCAAGCAGGAAAAGGAAGCGCGTGCCGAAAAGCGACAGGTGCAAACAGAACAGCCTTGGTCGCGTTGGTACAGGTGGTTTGTTAGCGGAGACGACTGCATCGTTTCCCACGCTGTTCCGTTCACGCACTACGACAAGTTGCGAGAAAAACACGCGGCCACTGTCTACGCAGAAATGGAACGCCTGCAACTAACTGAGGAAGATTTGATTGCCTTTATCAAGTTTGCAGAAAGTCGTTATGACGCACGCAATGACGCGCCAGATGTTCGGTCGCATCTATATAGCGCGGCCACCAGTCTTGGTTGGTGGTGCGAGCAGAGTAAGCCAGCCACATACCAAGCATTTAGAGACCGCAAAACCAAGGTTGGTGTGTCAAGTTTGGTGGGGCTATTTGAAGAACGCAATCCAAGTTTTTAATAGTGTTGCGTATGCGGCACAAGGTGCAATAGAAAAAGGCGGGAATGCCTAACAATGGGACATCCCCGCCTCCTACAACATCAAAAATATGTTGCCAGATGTGTGCGATGACACTAATCGTGTTCGTGAAGCCTATCTGTTCCGATACGTAGCTTGTCGGTAGCGGCCTCGTCATTTTCGTAACTAAGAAGCCATGCCTTCTCGCGCTGGTGCCTGCGAAACAAGTTCTTAACAGCTTCTTCACAAAGAATAACTAGCTGCATTGTCTTGCCCAAAGTAAGCGCATCGGACACCATGCAATCTTCTCTAACGCCAAGTTTGTTTGCGATTTCCACTTTCAATTCGGTGGGTACGTGTAAGGTAATCAATTCGGTGACATTGTGAATCAAGTTCTGTCTATCTAAATCAGTGACAGATGTGTTGAGACACATTTCAAACGCCGACACCTCCCACCCCAAATCTTTCAACTTGTTTCTAACTCCTATCGGAATGCCTGTCAAAGTCACAAATTGGCTTCTTATGCAGATTGACTGTTCATCACGAATAACCCAGTGTGCATCAGGAACAAACTTAACCGTTGCGTTCACGCCAGCTTCGAGGGCGCGTATGTTTTTACGGTACATGCTTCAACACAACCTGCCGACCATACTGAATTTTTGAGTATGGGTTGCTGTCTAAAAACGCGCTCACAGCGTCTATTACGCCCCTTCCCCACCATCCACCTTCCTCGTAATCATCACAGATAATCGTCTGGACATTCATTTTTCCTGCAACAGTCAAGTCATTGAGGCAACCGCTATAGGTATGGTCGCCGTCAATGTACACCCAATCCAAGTGGCTGGTTTGAGAGCTTCCAGCAAAAGCCGAAAATGTGCCTCGATATACTGTTACATGCGTATTCGATTTGTATCTGGACATCACGGTGCGAAAATGACTGTCCAGCACCGTCGCGCCGTACCACGAACTGCGATACGCGGGAGACACGTTGATTTTCCAGGTGTCTATCAGGAACAGATGGCTTGGTCGCAGCACGCGAATGAGGTCTTTTGAGAAATCTCCCTTCCATACACCAATCTCAGCCCCAACGGTTCCAATTTGTACGTATTGACGCACGACATCTAATCTATCCATAATTTTACTTCGGCATTGGTACCCATGCTTCAACGCGGGGTAGCAACCACTTTCCATCCTTCATCATGGAGTCACGAACGTTGCCGCTACTGTCTTTCGTAAGTACTTGAAGCCCATCTGGTGGCAGCAACTCATTGACAGAATACCATATGGTTGGCCGTGGCCCCTGAAACCCCGTTAAATAGCCGTATGCGAGGCTTAACGACGCAATGCCATAGCAAACCCCTGCGGCCAAGTAAACGGGCAGCCAGGCCAATCCTGCCGTGTATACAATGACAGCAGCCAACAAGTGTACTGCCGATGTGACGAGGGAAGCCAGTGCCATTGATGTGGGTATTTCCCACGCCTCACCAAAATGCGTAGTGCAGATGACGAACACTGCCGCTACTAGAATGTAGTATACAATCACCATAACTGTTGTGCTGTTATGTAAAGTAAAAGTCTCATGCGTGGCACTTTTGGTTTACATAATGTATTATTATCTCATACTGGCTGGGAGAGCATTCTAATTGCATCCCCAACACTTTGGGCAATCGCTAAGTGTGTGCATTTTGATTGAAATGACACGGCGCGTTTTATGCCGTACCGACGAATGCACGATTCGATTTCGATGCCAAGTGCAAAGTCACACCTTGACACACAACAATCGGAGAAGTCCGGTGCGCTGTACACCATGCCATGTATAAGACCACTGGCATACAGAATCTCTCTCGCCCCTGAACCATTAAACAGAAACACATGCGCTCCTGTGCAACGGCATATTTCATCTAGCGATGCCACATTCAACAAAGCATCTTTGTCATCCACAAAGACGGCATTCATGCAGAGACCACCCCCGCCTGCTTAAGCGCATCCTCAATGAACACAACATCGTGTTTGTGATACAGTGCTTGGCACAGGAAGGCAAACACGGCCATCGCTTCTTTGTGTGTGCCAGAAAACACCATCTTTCCAGAACACATCACCGACGCATCTGCTCCATCCCCTTGTACCGCAAAGCTGTCCTTGACTTCAATAGCCTCTGTTGTGTATTCCATATACTTTGTCGAAATAGGTGTGCATATTAGCCACATAGTGACTCTCCTTAATTCTATTATCTAGCTATGTCTGCCAATAGATGTGTCAAAGGCTATGTTTGCGGTGCTATTGCGGAACCACTCGCTGTACACAGTCGAGTCGTGCAATTCTGCATCGCCGGTCGGCGTTAAGCTGTACACATACTGGATGCCATACCCGCCCATAATGGACATTGTTTGCCTCTGGTACATGAAACCGTACACATCTGGGATGGTCACATCAATACCATCAGCCCTTAACCTGTCAATTAACCGCGCCACTGGCATATATGTGGCGGTTAAGTCGGGGATACGCTTGTCTGCGAATGCAATCACGGCATCCATATAGCCCATAGCCGTCTGTGCAAACACAACTTGACGCACATCATCGAAAGCCCGCAAACCGTAACCTGTACACTCGACCAATACATCGCCCAGCTTCGCCGTCATGCGTGATGCGAACTTCGACCCTTCGCGCTCGAAGTTGGTACACGGACGGTCTTGTATAAACAGCGCACTGTTCCTCGTTACATACATGAGCAAGCAATTAGTGTCATTCATGACAGCGGTCGCGGCTTTGCGGATAGCTTCGCCTTGTCCCGTTTCGTCATCAAATTCGGGTCTAATCACTCTCGTTTGGAATACTGAAAATCTTGCTATATTTTTTGTCATGACGCAAGTTTAACGCAATTCTCGAAGCGGGTCTGTAAACAGGTTGTCAGATTGTGTGTTTAGTGGGGAAAGCAAAAGGCACCGCTAGTACGTGCGGTGCCTCAAATATTATAAACATATAAAGGAATAACAATGATTTGATAACAAGTATACACAATAAATTCGCTTTGTCAAGGGGGTTGACAATTTAGTTATTTGTAAGTAGAATTTATCCCATATTATAAATACATATAGTTGGAACACATTCATGATTTTAAGCACAAAACATTTGAACCCCAAAGCATACGAACTTATTCAAGAACTCGAAAGCGGCAAATTGAATATCAATGTGAAGTCGGGCAAAGACGCTTACCGTCGTCTAGTCCTGATGTTGCTCACACATCGTGGTGGCAACGTTACCGAAGTTCGTAACTACCTCAAGACCGTTTCCCCAATTACACCCGTTCACAACGAAGTCATCAACAGCGCAATCCTTCACTTCAAGGAAGAACAGCGCAAACGTTTTGGCGTTGACAACTCGATGGGTGCGGCTTACCGTATTATAAACTTAACCCCTGAATTGACATTTGCACAACGTCGGCTTTTGTTGGTGTATTTCGTCAAACAAATGCAAATCCCCAATAACGAAAAACTCACAAAGCCGGTCTACGTTACCAACCTTCAAGCCATTCAGTTTGCGGGTATCAACCATAACGTATGGCGTGAACGCAATGTGTTAATCCAGAAAGGCTTTCTCACAGAAGTTGTTACCGAAGATAATGTGGCGAATGCAACGAAGCCTGTGTGTGTAAGCGGCTATCGTTTAGTGGTCTCCTATAAGCAGCATCCGATTCCCGATTCAGTGTTCGGGTTGCACAACCCTGATTTGGAAACCAAGATTCGGGCATTGGCCTATTTAGGCAAGACTTATCTTGCAGACACATTGATTAAAATGGCTTATGGCTATCGCTCCATTCCTAACGCCGACTACAACTGGAACCATGACGCAAAACTGGTTGAACTAGGCTTCGACTTAACCGTTCCTAGCTCGGTATGGGAAAACGAAGCCAAGCTACAACAACAGGCAGTAGACGAATACGTTGAGGGGCGTTCAGCCATGCAACTGACCTTCAAGCAAATGGCGCAGGAATTAGCAGAACGTCGTGAAGATGCCGCCTTGCGCGTCATGGAAGGGAATGGAACTGATGAAGAAAACATGCTCATGTCCGCTTTAGACGGCGACATCGAGGCTTTCAAGTCAGAACTGGAAGCCAAGGATAACCGACTGCTAGGCGTAAACAGCCGAATTGCAACCCAAGTCAAACAAGCGGCTCTCAAGGTTGCTCAAGGGTCTGGCCGCTCTTTTGAATCCATCTATCAAGAAATGCTGGCAAAGGCTGCAACCAAGGTTCATGCAGATGCCAAACTCATTGCACGCTTCCTGCAATCCTATGATGCCGCCACCCGTATGCGTATTGCGGCCGCACGCGCCTACATCGGCAAGCATTATCCTCATATCCCCTTCGCAGAGGCTCTGAAAAGCCTTATTGAAGCAAACAAAGTGTTTATTCAACGTCACATTGACAACATCTCTCGCGGTGTTACTCGCCGAATGACGTGGAACGAAACACTCAAACAGCTATACGCGACACTAGCCTAGTTAATTAGCCAATTTCATAGCAATTTTTAGATGCGCCTTCACTGGCGTTTTTGACGTTCCACCCGCTTCACCCCAACTCATCCGATTTTAGCCCAATTTACCCGATTTCAGCCCATTTCTCCACCATTCCCACCGCCAGCCTGTGGATAACCTGTGGATAACTTGTTGATAGATTGTGAATAACTTGCTCTGAATTTGAACGGATTCAAGCCGGTAGTCATCCGTAAGGGTTTATCCAAACGACTACGACACGCAGCACCAGCATTTGCCCGAAATTCCATGAAAACGTTACTTGGTTGCACCAGCAGGCTCACCACAACCAAATCCGTAACAATGACTTGCTTGTAGGGAAAGACTAATTGGATTAAGCGGAGCCTATTGAAATTCCCGCATTATTTAATGAAAACCGACGGCTCAACACACTTGGGTCAGTAAACATTGTCCTGTTTTTAACCGTGCTAGAGTGTCGGGGGGTACTTGCTAGTCCGTTTAATCCAATTTCATCACCCCCCCATTGACACTCGCACTGCTTATTGGATGTCGTGCTAATGGCTCGTGTCAGCGTCAAGCCGTTGACCTGCCGTATTAGCCACTCGCCAACCGCACTCCACGGGCTAGAGTGTCATGGGGCGTTCTGAATGAGCTTGCTTAACAATACCTTCGTCGCCCCCATGCCCCTCGCCCGACCGCTACACTCTTTACTGTTAAAAAATCAGGTGTAAATGACTATATACCTGGAAGTGAGTATATAACGACTTGCATCATTCTTTTTTTGCGGAAAGCGGAAATATGTATGCACCCTACATTCCGTTGTTAACGCTATTCAGACCGTCCCTTGCGCGTTGCAATAGCTCCCGCTCCAACTTTTTCAGCACAGCAATGGCTTGGTTTACTTGTGCAATTTGCACAGGGTGTACGAGAAGTTTTTCAACGACCAAGTAACCCCCATCAGTAATGTCGTAATAAAACTCTAAATCGTCGGGATGAATTGTCCGTACAATCTCATCGTTGAACATGAATGTCATCTGTATTCCTCCCAAGCATCCAACGACACGGGAAAATGTGTAGCCAGCAGGTCTCGACAAGACTGTGCAACCTCTCTAATTTCCTTTTGCGCGTGGGGGTGTAATCGGAGGCCGCAGAAGTGGAGCCAGTTGTGCAGGTTAGCTTTCGCGTAAAAGCGTGTCATCATGGATTGTGGAAGCACCATCCTTGCTTGCTCCCTAGCGATACCGAGTTCTATGAGTGACTCGTAGGCTTGTAATGCGTGGTCGGCCGCTTCACGATAGATTCGGCTGGCAAGGGCATCGTCCACATCTCCCTCGATGCTGGCCTGTTTGCTGGTTGTAGCGGGTACACGCCAAGTTTCTGGAGAAAATAATGTAATGTCATCTGCCGTATAGCGGCGTGAGACTTCATTGTAGGAGAATGTACGGTGTCGCATCCATTGTCGTGCGACAAACAGCGGCACATGGGCGCAAACGGTTAAATCTGCCATCTCAAAAGGTGTTGTATGGCGATTCCTCATGAGATAATGAATAAGTTTGGTGTCACGGGTCGCGTCCCACGAGCCGCCGTCTTGGTTATAGGACACACGTGCGGCATCTACTATTAGCTTATCTGACCCTGAATGAGAAACATAGGTAATTGTACTCGTAGAAAACATAGAGATGGGTGAAGCAATTATGGACATACGTCATGTATTACTGACACGCATAACTGCGGACTGGCGTGGCGCAGACTTGGCAGATGCACCACAAGATTTAATCGCCCCACTGGTGGCGTTGCCGTACTTTGTGACGGTTCACACGGGCTATGGGCGCGTTTGGTTGCGCTGTGGGAATATATCTTCGACCAAGATGGAGATAGACAACGAAGATGTGGATTGGCTGGCATGGGCAGGTCGGTTTTTAGCCCGCATCTATCTTCCGCACGCCAGCCGCTTGTTCCTGAACAGGCACACAGACTACGTAACGTCCCCGCTTGACTGATATTTTGCGGCCATAATGGTGAATGGCGGCCGAACGTAGGGGGTTAAGGTTGCCGAACTCATTGCCAGTACAAGCCGATGCTCTGGGCTGATATTGATACCGTCGTTTACCAGCGTATCTGTCGTATATAGGGAGCCTAGAGCAAGGGCGTACCCTGACCCAGTGGCGTTGAAACCAGAGTTTGCCCTCGTGATGCCGAAATCAGCGTCAACGAAGTAAAGACAACCACGATAGCCAAGCAGGAATGCGCCGCCCGACTCTTGCTCGTTCTCGACATATGTAAAGCCAGCATCCGCAAAGGACTGTCTCACGGTATCCATCCAGATGGTTGATAGATAGCGCATGTCATCCATCCCATCGGGATGTTCTGGAAATTCTGTGTTGTATTGCAGAACTTGTCCCATTCGGAAACTATCGGTAAATCCGATTAGCGCATCGCCCACCGCAAAAACCTTGGGTGCTTGAATCGTGTTCACAATGTAGTTGTCTGATGCGGCCGCATCGCCGCCTATGTACACGGTTCCTTCATGTTCTAAACCGACAATGATAGTCATGATTCGACAGCAATCTCCTTCGGCATGTCGTGCTTGATGTCTGGGTTGATGTGTTGCCACCCAGATGCGGTCTGTACAATAACTTTGCTGCAAACGGGGCAGTTGGTGGCTGGAAGTGACGAAACAAGCATCTCTTGTATCGCGTTGATTCGTCGTGACGCGACTCGCAAGGCGACCTTATCCAGTGCTGCTTCTACCATAGCGCGGGCTACTCGCCCTTCTCTTAGAACGATGTCATGCAGGATGATTCTGGACAATTCTGTTGCGTCAGACAGAGGCATGACGAAGTTTTCCATTAAAATGCTTGTAATGTCAGCAAGCATATCCTCGGAACCGGCGAATGCGCTTTTGAACACGCTCCGTATCTCCGGGAGCGATACGTGTATGAAGTTGCTACGCATATATACCCAACTCTTTGGCGCGGGAGAACACATAATCCCGTGTCAACTCGTGAAGCTGCATGTTATCCTTGTTGGCGTTGAGCCACTCGGTGATGTCAACATCCCCTGTCTTTTCCAATGACAATGCCATCCAATCTGCCAACATTTCGTCTGCGTATGGGTGCGGCATCTCCAATGCCATGTGGGAGACAATCCCATGCTCGAATCCTGCTTCGCACAAAGAGCGTGGAAAGTTGTGATGCAAGACCCAATGGTTCCAGTGGTGCGGATTTGCCCGATAATGATGGTTAAGGGCCACGACAAAATGTTCATCCCCGCCACCGAAAAAGTGCTTCGCGTAGATGGGGAACTCAAACATGGAAAACTTGGATGCGTCGTGCGATTTTAGCAGGTTTGGCTGCACTCCGATTCGTGCGCCAATGTCCTGCACCCGCTGAATATGTGCTATGATGCTGTCAAAGTGGGCAGAACCCGCTTCAAATGGCACATAGTTGTTGAACTCGCCTGTGTATGTATAAGCCATATCGTTTAGACTCCTAGAAACTTTATGTCGAGTGTATCACACTCGGAAGGAATGCTGAAATGCGACAATACAAAATAGAATACGGGACGCTCTATCTCCAAGTTGGGATTTATCAGACACCAGTGGGGAGTGGGGATTATAACAGCTTGATGAACGCCAAGTCGAATTTAGAGCATGGCAACCGAACGACTATGAACAAGCCGTGTAAACTGACCATGCACACCCATACATTGGTGCCTATGTTGCGCGAAAAACACTACCAAGACCACTCTGTTGGAGATTTCTTGGGGGTTAGGGGTGTTGATGTATTCAGTGGTTATTGGTTTGCAACCAACCAACATGAATGGCTGCTGGTGAAGGATGGGATTAAGTGCCTTTTGTATGTCAATTCGATGGCACTCAATCCCTGCTTATCTCAATTTGAATGGGTGCGTTGTTGGGTCGGCACATTGGCCGATGCGAAATACATTGTCGAGAATTTCTAGGCGTAGTAGTCAACCGTGACCTTGGTTGGTAGGTTCTCAATCGCTTCCAAGTCTTGGGAGCGCAATATTTGCCGCACCTGATGACGGGCGGCACGAACCTGTAGTGTTTGGATGCTCGTTTTACAACGCGAACGCTGGCGTACTAAACGACACTGGCTGCAATGGCAAATAACAGTTTTCATCATCAACTCCTGTTAGCGAAACAGATGGCTAGATGCTGCACCTTTGACCATGATTTTATGACGCAATTTTCTATCAATAGAATTGTTGCACATCATAATGTGGCTTGTCGCGCCATGTAAATCGTTCAATCTGCCGTAGCACCGCGCCTCTGCTTGCTGTAATGCGGTCTCTGTCCAAGGCATCTCTGCAAATATTATATCGGATGCTGCGGTAAGTGTATGCCCTTCCGCGTCTGCTGTCAAGGAACAGACGATATAAGGGTGTTTATCGCTGGTTTGGAACAGATTTTTGTGCCTCTCTACGCGCTCAAAATCGCCGTCTGAGAGCAGGTACAGGCAGTTTGGGAGCAATGATACCAATGCGTCCTGTACGGCCTTGTGGTGGGCAAATATGACGGTTTTACGGCCGATTTGGCGTGCGTACTCTGCCACCTCGCCGACCTTCGCCACGCCCGACAGCTTTCTCCACTTAGCAATCTCACTAAAGCCCATTTGCTCTGGTGAGGTGACGCAATTGTTGATACGAATAAACCGTCTTTCAATCTCAGGAAAGTCTGGGAATAGTTGTTTCTTGGTGCGCCGAATAATGGCGTTTGTTTCTAGCCAACGCTTGGCGATGTCATATTGCTGCTTGCGCGGGAGCTTGCTGATTGATTGGATAAACCGGTTCCATCCATCGCCTAGACCAAGAGCCTCAAGCAAAACGGCCGTCTCTTTCGGGTCATTAACCAGTGGTGTGCCAGTTAGGAAAATGACATCATCTGTTTTGCGGATAATGTCGAGTAATCCGATGCTGCGGATGGTTTGAACATTCTTGATGTAATGAGCCTCGTCTATAATCACCCCTTTTAGTCTGTGTGCAACCATAAGCAGTTGCTTGTTGTGTACAATCTCTAGGTTTTGCCGCCTAGCAGACACATCGAACGTGACTAGATATACATCTGCACGCGGATTGAATGGTTCGCGGCCTATTTTGCAGATGCTTCGGTTTGGGAGCCACGTTTTGCACTCACGATACCAGTTTTCTAGTAGCGCGGACTTGCACACAACAAGCAGAGGCATTTTGTGCTGTAAATAAACAAGGGCTGTGACAGTCTTGCCAAGCCCTTGTTCGTCAGCGAGTATAAATTTTCTAGCAGGTACGTTGCTTAGTGTCTGATGCGGGTATAGCTCCATGCGATTAAGTATGCCATAAAGAGCCAAGTCCGCCGATAGGCGTGGTACACTGCGAATACGATTCTCCGAGTATGCACACTGCGCTTCCGAATGCGGAGCAGCCCGCCAGATTCACACGTGACCATATGGTTGTGAGCGTGCATGGGTGTCTTGTCGGGTACACAATAAAGCTCTCCGCAATTGATGCAGATAGGCATGGCGTGATGGAATGGCAGGACAAGTGGTGGCAGGAATGCGATTACGGCCATGATAATGATTGCCTGATTTCCGCCCGCACCCAAGAGAAGCACTGTGGCGAGAGTGAGACAAGCACCGGCTACTGCATCCTGATAACGACGATGGGCAGCAATTGGCATTCCCAAAGCAGGGAGACGGCCAATGGCCGCGAGCAAATCAATGTAAGATTCTATTTCATGTGTCATGACCAGATTTTAACACTGTGACCACATGGCACGTGATACCAGGTTATCTGGGTGATTGTTAAGAGGTTGACAGCTTGTAGCAATGGTTATTGGTATAATTGAAAGATGATTAAATTTTGTAGGGCAACAGGAGACAACTATGTTAAGTCCACTTGATTATTTTAAGCTGAGTGCTGGCTTCCCGATTGAAACGATTGGGTACCGTCCATTGAATGTGGACTATCGCGGAAAGACCGCAGAAGCCTACGCCTATGTATCGGCGCGTGAGGTCAGCGAAAGACTTCGTGCAGTAGACCCGAATTGGACGGTGGAAATTGACCAAGTTTCGCTGGGTGCCGTCTACCAATTTACGGCCAAACTCACCGTTAAGGGCGTGACACGTGTGGATGGCTCGTCCGTTTCTGTGGTCGGGCAAGCCGAAGATGTGGCTGCCCGTGTTGCCATTTCTCAGGCGGCAATCAACGCCGTGCAATCAGAATACAACGCGCTTCGCCAGCACATGATTGATGCAGCTTGGGAACGCGCCACCGCAACGGCTGGCGAGAAGGATGTCCAAGAGTTCAAGGACATCCAATCGTCTCTGGCTCTGCCTGATGAACAAATCTGGCATATGCTGGCATCCGAGCGATACAAGCAGCCTGACTTTACTGCGCTTGATACTGCAATGAAAGCGCGGATTGAGCAGGTTGCGAAGCACTACAATAAGCTGTCGCTGATTACAGGGGCGGCTGATGTTGACACTCGCATCAAGGGCGGCATGTCGGATGCTCTCAAACGGGCAGCAGTGCTGTTTGGCGTTGGCGCATGTTTGTACAAAGGTTCGCCTCGCCGCTATCGTTATGACAGTTACAGCGGTGGCTGGCAGGAGAAGCCTGTCGCTCCCGACCATATTGTATTGCTGCCACCCGAACGACAGGGCGGATTTCTTGAACAGGGTGCAACTCTGGAGACGTTTGAGGCCATGTTTGGGGTGACTGGATTCGGGACAATCGAGGAAGCGGTGTCATGGATGACCATCGCTCAAGCGAACGATTATTACCGGAAATATCTCAAAAACGACTAGCTGTTTTTTCTCATAGATGGTGGTTCACGTAAAGATAACGTTAGCCACCATACTACTATGGGATTACACACACACACCAAGCAGGAGATTGATATGAGCGATTTAGAATTGTCATTGGTCGAGCGATTAAACGAGCAGGAAGCGGTTATCCGCACGAATTTGGACGGGTTTGTTCAAACTGTAACCGCGTTGGGTGTCATCAAAGAGGAAGGGCTTTACTTTGCGGCTGGCTACTCCGACTTCAAGGCGTATTGCCAAGAGCGTTGGAACATGAGCTATTCCACGTTTCAACGGCAAGCCACCGCCGCTGCCGTTGCGTCTCAACTTGACATGCCAGATGGTGCGAAGCCGTTGTCACAGGCAGCGTTACTTGGTCTTGGACAAGCGGAGCAGCCACAGGAAGTTTACGATGAACTCGTAAAGAACGAACAACCCGTCACAGGTTTAACGGTGCAAGCAACCATGAAACTGCAAGCACTCGAAAAGCGTTCTGCTGTGCTTGCGGACAAGGTGAGGCAAGGTCAATTGGCCGTAGACCTTGCGATGGCCGTGCAGGATGAAATTGACGATTGTGCCAAGTTACCCAAGAACGGGGTGGCACTAGCTCGTGCCGTTTTGCAGCATGGTATTTACAACGTTGAAGTGATTAAGACACTGCGCTCACTTGAGTATTGGGGCCAGTCTGACGAACTAGCCGACATCATTGCCTCCGGTATGGTGTATGTGAATGGAACCATTGCGACACACGTTAATGAGGTGACGGCTGATGATATACGGCGTTTGAGGAATCGTTTGTCAGCCGAAGCCAAAAAAGCGACCAGCGCACTGCCTGACACCGAAATTGCAACGGCTGAGAATCGTGTACCGAATGTGTATGGTGACGTGGCAATGGTTCAGGTGGCGGTAGATGGTTTCGAGCGGGCGCACCAGTTACTTGACGAACTTGAGGAAGGTGGCTACGAGATTTTTACTCTTGTCGCCACAAAAGGCCAGCCGCCGTTAAAGGGATTGGACGGTCGCCCCACAACCCGCGCCGCGCTCAATGGAAGTACGCCGGCTGTGCTTCGCCGCAATGCGGAAGGCTTGGTGTACCAATAATGGCGAAGTCACTTCCACAAACATGCCGCGATATTGAGGCCGACATCGTGAGATTGACAGACCTGATGGTAGCCTACGGCGAAGATGTCACGGTGATGTACAGCTTCTCTGTGACAGGGCAAGGTGCCTCTCACACGGTCAGCGTAGCTAGGTATGACTGGATGTATACCGAAACGCGCACAGAGCTTTTAGAGGCGTTTTTGGCGGTACAGGCGAGACTTGCCGGAACTAACACGCCACCACCATTCTAGGCATGAAAGAGGGTTAATAACCCTCTTTTTTTTGCCATACCGACCACACGTTATGTCAACTAAAAGTCGCACACGTGGAACTTCAGCTTGACATAATGACCGAGATGTAATCCCGGTTACTGTCTGTGTGATTAAGCCTTGTCAATAAAACAGTTAAGGTGTAAACTGTAGATGTCTGTATTCGATGGTATCATCCGACTATGTACATTGTTATTGTGGATAAACAACAAGTGGTGAATGCGTTGGTGACGCAAGATAACAGTATCTTGAATAAGATTATGACCCATGCTTGCGTCGAGACATCTGGTTCGGTGATAGTCGCGCATTTTACAGCGGATTGGTTTCCGACCTTGGGTGAGTTAACGCAGTATTTGGGGCAGGTACCAGAAAGTGTTAATCCCGATACAACATGGAGTTGTTCGTAAACAAAACGAACACAGGTGGTTAATATGTAGATAGCTGGACATCTTCACACCCTTGCTAATTTTGCCGAATAGAGGCAGTGCCAGCGCACATCAGGGCAATGGGATGCTTGATTAAGCAAGTGCAGGTGTCCAGCATCTTCTTACTGGTAACGTGATGTTTTTTATAGGATTCGATTATACAGACAAGCATGGAAAGACAGGGCGGCGTACAATGCGCTGTCGGGGGAACCAAGTAGAAACAGGAAAAAACAATTTCATAGAGTTGGGTACGATTACACGTGTGACCTTTCAGGGACTTGACGTTGACTTGGAGCGGCTGCATGATGAATATTATATTGCCCAAATCAGGAGGACAGGACGTGACAGACACACTGCATGATTATCGCGTGAAGATAACTCATTACACTGACGACGCGAGTGAGAATGTGCTGCTTGATAGCGTGATTGTCATGAGCGGTCAAGAGTTTGCTGATTTCGTGTCCGCGTATGACGGCTGTATGGACGGTGGCTCTCAAAGCCTATCTATCATCTTGGACGGCAAAACGATTATGTCGCTTCCACGAACATTGTTGCTTCGTGCCATTGTCTATTTGGAACGTATGGACGATGTACAATAGGAGACGTATTCTGTTCAACGTCGGATTACCGCAGTACGCTGGTGTCTGCGTTGGTGGCTTTTGCTATCTGGCCTATGGCCTTGACCTAGCCATTCCGATTGTTGAGGATGGTATCCCATCGTGGGCGGACAAAGGCTTGGTCAGCGTTCCAACGGGTGTAAACGATATAAAGAGCCGCGACCCACTCGCCATGTCTGTTCGTGATTTGGAACAATGTGCCTACGAGCATTTCCCATCAAAGGCATGGGAGATGGAGCGCGTGGTGCATCTGAGGCCGTTTGTGGGTGCAATTTTGTGTGGTTGCAAGGATGTGACGGTTTTTGACAGAATCAAGGCGATTGGCGTATATCTTTAGGGGGGATATTTGGGGATGGATGATGCCTGTGTATTGGCTGATTGGGTGTGTGCCAATGGGTTTGCGTTGCATATCTCAGATGGCTGCGTTGCTATCACGCTACCAGACCAAGCGCAAGAGGTTCTGGTTTCTGATGCGCCAGATAGGGTGCGCGGTGCATCTTTAGTCACGGTTTGGCGTGTGCGCTCGGTTGATATGCCAAGCAACTTTCGGCTGATGCGCGAATGGGTCGAGCTTGTCGACCGGAAAGGCTGGCGAATGATTGGGAACAAGTTGCTTGTTAACCGATTGACAGATGGTTAGTTGTTTCCATAACATCTTCTGGGGTGGTTGTGTGTCAAGATGGGAGGGAGTTGCATCACGCAACAGGGGTTCCTATTGGAACGGGTTGATGGGCTTGTAGTTTAATGGTAGAACGCGGCCGTTTTGCAGGTCGAGATTGTG